GCGAAATGCTCACCGAGCGCCTGAACAGCCAACGCCAGATGTTGGAGGATGCCAAGGCCGCAAACGCCTATTACCGCAAGCACAAAACGCTGGAAGGCTGCCCCGGTCTCAGCGAGAAAAACCGCGCATGGCTGACCCGCCCCGGCGTGTTCGCCTCCGGTGACGGCTCCCCCATCTCCCAGTACGGCTCCCCCTTCCCCGCTTACGAGCTGGCCAGCATCCGGGGCAAAATCGAGCGGACAGAACAGCGCCTTGCGGAGCTTGACAAGCGGGAACAGCAAGCCGCCCAGCCCCAGACCGGCACCGCCTTTGACGGCGGCCAGATCGTCCGCAATATCGACCTGAACAGACTCCAAATTCTCTTTGACGCTATCCCCGATGCCGACACCCGCGCCGCTTTGAAGCAAAACGGCTTCCGCTGGTCTCCGAAAAATCAGGCATGGCAGCGCCAGCTTACCAACAACGCCGAACGCGCCGCCCGCTCCGTTTTGGGTATTGCCTGAACAGGCCGCACACCGTCCCGCTAAAAGGAAAACCGCCCCGATACTCCGGGGCGGCTCAAAGAGAAACCGCTGCGTTGTTTATGCCAGCCTTTGAAATGCTTCGGTTATCGTAATCGGCTCCGCAATCATTTCTTCCACAATGGAAAGGAACAGATCAAAAAACGCCAGGTGAATCTTGTGGGTGTACAGGAAAATCGCTTCCTTCTGGTCCTCCATCCCCATCATCCGGCAGATTCCGGCCTCAACCTCTTCCGGTTTCCACGGCGTTTCCCGCAGATAAAACCGCAAAAACGCCCAGCAGAAAAACACCGTCAGCCAGAACAGCACCGGCTTTTCCTCCGTTGCCAGCGCTGAGAGGTCCCTATATGGCTGCGCTGCCGTCTCGTCCCCCATCCGCAGTTTCTCAACGGCTTCAGCCAACTCCAAAAGCCGTGCCCCCTCTGTCTTTTCGGTGAAATATCGCTCATATAGTGCCGGCGCGTTCTTATGAATCTCCAGCGCGTGTTCCCGTAAAAAGAAGAAAAGTCTCTTGCTGATGGTATAGTTGGAAAATTCCCTGGCGCCCCATAGGATCTGATCCGTGCTGCCGCCCAGGGTATACCGCAAATTCCGGTTGTATTCTATATCAAACCGCATCTTGTCATTCATCATCCGTCCATCCCCGCCTTTCTTCTGTTCTTTCTCCCTTCAAAATAAGAGATTTGGCGGCGAATGTCAAGCGATTTCCCCGCCTGCCATCAAAAACCCCCTTGGCCCACCCTGCTACAATGAAATTAAGAACTGAACAGCCCAGCCCCGGAGGTCACGAGGGCACGAAAGGACAACCCCATGTTTATGGTTTACTTCAAAGGCCCCAGAGACAAACAGCATAAGCCAATGAGCCTGAACACCGGAGAGCTGTTTAATCGCCTCGTTTATGCGCCCGTCTACAATGACGATATTCTTCCCGCCGTGAAGTCATGGATCGACCTGAACAAGAAGCGCGCCCCCGATTGCTCCATTCAGTGCCGCATCCCCGGCACATCGAAAGTCATTTACGCCTGAACAGCAACACAAAACCGCCCGGAAAGGAGCCCCCGCCATGACCAATTTTTTCATCTTTGTTGGTGTCTCGACCACCGTCTACCACCTCATGCGCGTTCTCATCTATATTGACACCGGCGAAAAATGGTAAGGCGGCAAAAACTCCCCTTGGAGTATCGCCGTATAATGAAAGCAGAATCTGAACAGAAAAGGAGAATATCGCCATGCTGACCACTGAACAGACCCTCGAGCGCGTCCTGCGCATCGCCCGCAGCCTTCCGGAAACGGAACGGCAGTATTTTGATTTTGCCCAGAAGCACCCGGTCGATTGCGGTAAGAATTCCTCGGCAATCGGCGTCCAGTTGTCCGCCCTCGTCATCGACCTGCGCGAAACCATCGCCACCGAGGAAGAAAGTAAGCGCGGGCGTGCCGCCCCGTATGCCGCTGCAAAGCGCATCTGCAAGCGCACCGTCGAGCGCAACAGCCACCGCCCCAGCACGCGGGGCGCGTGGATCGACGCGGACGGCAAACAATGTCTCTGCGACGGCATGACCGGCGTTCGCCTGAACAATCCCTTCAAATTGACCGTGGCCCCCGAGCCTGAATGTGGCGAGCGATTCGACCTCGATGCCGTGATCCGTCCCGTTCGTCTGAACAGCGTCGCTCTGAAATCGCCGTCCGCCGCTCTGCGCGCCAAGATCAAATCCGACCGCGCCGAATACAAGGCGAGCGGTCGGTCTAAATACGAGTCGTTTGTTTCGATGTATGACTTCGGCGCGGGTCTTCCGTTGGTCAATGCGAAATATCTCCTTGATTTGCTCGAGCTTTTCCCTGATTGTGAAATCTACGCGCATGAAAATCCGATCTATCCCATTTACTTCAAAAGCGCCGCCGGTGAAGCCGTCCTCTGCCCCATCCGCAAAAGCGAAAAGGGCTGAACAGAACAGGAGTGCGTCATGACCTACGACGTTTTTGATGCGGGCTACGCCCCGCCCGATCCGCGAAACCCCGGCCGCTATCTAGGCAGCGTCGAGATCCCCGCCGCCCGTGATGGAGTCCCGAACCGTGCCGCGCTCCGCTTTCTCGACCACCTCGACCGGACGCACCGCAATGCCTACAGCGCCCGTTTCAATCTCGTGTCCCCCTCCGAGCGGAAAATCTACCGCAGTTTCCATCTGTAACAAAACAAGGAGAAAAAACATGTTCACCTACATAGAATCCACCAACTACCGCGGCGCACGCCAGATCACCGCTTATTCCTGTGGCGTCGAGATTGCTGTGATCTCGCTCAATGATTACCGGGGCGAGAACAGTTTTTCTGCCACAATCACCCTGGATGGTGAATGCGGCGGCTACCTTGGCTGCGCGTCCACCGTCGCAGGAGCAAAAAAGCTCGTTTATGATTGGTGTAAAATCAATGCCCCCGATGTCGAGTTAAACAGACCGCGCGCCGCGGTCAAATCTCTCCCCGCGTTTTCCGACACTGGCTTTTACCCAACCCCCTCCAAGCTTGCTGGCCGTATGCTTGGCCTTGTGGACTGGAGATCCGTCTTCGCCGTCCTGGAACCGTCTGCGGGCAAAGGGGATCTTGCCGATGCCGCCAAAACTTTCGTTGAAAAAGCGCGGCGCAAAAACGTCCACATCGACAAAGGCCATTGCTTTATCGACTGCATCGAGATCGATCCTGACCTCGCCCTGATCCTCAAGGGAAAAGGCTATCGCGTCATCGCCGATGATTTTCTCACCTTCCAAACGCACAAGCAGTACGATCTCGTGCTGATGAACCCGCCATTCTCAGATGGCGACCGCCATCTTTTGAAAGCGCTCGATCTCATGGAGCGCGGCGGCCAGATCGTCTGTCTTCTGAACGCCGAAACGATCCGCAACCCCTACACCAACCGCCGCAAGCTCCTCGCGCAGAAGCTCGCCCAGTACGGCGCCAAAATTGAGTTCATTGAGAACGCTTTTTCCCACGCTCAGCGCAGAACCGACGTTGAGATTGCCATGATCTACGTCAATATCCCTCTCAGAAAGCCAAAATCCGACATTTTTGAAAATCTCAAGCGTGCGCATGGCAGCCAACGCAAGGAAAGCACGGAATCGACTGCCCTTTCCTCGGGAGACTGGATGCAGAATCTGATCGACGGCTACGACTTCGAGGCCGATCTCGGCGAAAAGCTGATTTCTGAATATCACGCGCTCGCTCCTTATCTCTCAAACGGCAGCAGCACCTATGAAAAGCCCCTCCTCGAGCTTTCCTGCTCTGAAAAGGCCGAAGGGAACGACGCGGAGCTTGTCAACATCTATCTGCACGCGCTGCGCGGGAAATACTGGCGAATGCTTCTGGAACGCCCCGAACTGACGCAGAAAATGACCTCCGCCATGCGCGAAGAGTATTCCGAGAAAGTGCGATCCCTCTCTGATTATGAGTTTACCCGCTACAATATCGAGTCCGTCATGCGCGAGATCGCTCACCAACTCAGCCGCGGCGTCGAGGAATCCATTCTGGATCTCTTTGAAAAATTCTCCGCCAAGCATTCCTGGTATCCGGAATGCGCGAACAACATTCACTACTACAGCGGCTGGGCAACGAACAAGGCCCACAAAGTGGGCATGAAGGTCATCATTCCCGCCAACGGCTGCTGCGCCGACAACTGGCGCGATGAAAAGCTGGACACCTACCGCGTGAACAGTCTGATTTCCGATCTGGAACGCGCTATGAACTATCTGGATCGTGGCGAAACCTCCTTCCATATGCCGGTAGATCGCGCCGTCCGCATCGCCAACATGAACGACATGAACAAGGCGGATTTCACCTATTTCACCTGCACCTTCTACAAAAAAGGAACCTGCCACATCAAATTCAAGCCGGAGGCATCCCGCATCATCGACCGCCTGAACATTTTTGCCGGTCAGAAAAAGAACTGGCTGCCGCCCACCTACGGCAAAAAGCACTACGCTGACATGACGCAGGAGGAAAAAATCGTGATCGAAGAATTTCAGGGTGAAAAAGCCTACGAATCCGTCATGCGCGATCCGACCATGCTGATCTCTACCAGCGATATAGCGCTTGCCGCACTTCCACAAGCACTCTGAAAAATCACAATTAACCAGGGCGGCAAAAATTCGTTTGGAGCACCTGCGTATAATAATACTTGAGGGCGGGAGATCAAACCCTTCCACGAGTGCGCGGCAGACATACGGGTGCGCCGGGTCTGCGCCGTGCAATAGTCCCGACGCCGCGCCGCCCTCGTTCCATGGCCTCCTTTCTGTTTATAAGCGGTCAGCCCCCGGTAAGCGACCGCTCGCCGCGTAAAATCTTCTCATACGGATTCGCGGCGCCCTGGTGCAAGTCCAGAGGGGGCACCCTAAATGCGGACATAGCTCAGTTAAGAAGAGCACACAAGCCATATTTGTGAGGTCGCGGGGGCGGAACCCGCTGTCCGCAAAATTCACTGAAAGGGGCGAGCTATCGAATGTATTTTTACGAGCTTTCTCGTGTCGCGATCAGGCTCATCGCGTGGATGCTCGTCCTTGCGGTCTACTTGGTTACCCACCCGATCATGCCCGCAGAATCGTATCAGCGCCCTGCGCAGGCGCACAAATGCGGTGACGGAAGACGTTACACCACCGGATTCATCTAGTACCAATTTTCTGGGGTGGGAATTATGAACTGTAACTGATAGGTGTTCTATCGGAGCGAGGATTGAGCGAAAGACTTCCCTCGCCGTCCTCGTTCCGATATATGCGGCGGTAGCTCAGCAGGTAGAGCATCAGACTTCCAATCTGAGGGCCGCGGGTTCGAGACCCGTCCGCCGCTCCACGCGCCGCTTGGGAGACGTGTCGTAGTTTTCCTCACTTTTATAAAGGCTCCAGCGGGCGGCAAATCGCTGGAACGGATGAAAAGCCCCGACGGCGGGAGGAAATGCCCGCCCTATATGGAGACGTAACAGAACGGTAATGTAAGATCCGCTCCGGGCAGTTAGGTGGGGCATCTCCCGGCAGCGAAACCACCGTGCGGGGTTCGAGTCCCCGCCGTCTCCACAAAAGCGCCCCTTGCGGAGTTGGTGGCGCTATACAAGTAAAGGAAACCGACGCCAGATCGCCCGCCATGGCGTAAACAAGGCGGGGATTTGCATCCGTAGCTCAGAGGGGCAGAGCGTCGAGGAATTTCACGCCTCTAAATGTCGCCGGTTCGAGTCCGGCCGGATGCACCAATTTTACGTGGACACCGCGAGTAGATAGCGTTTTAGCGGAGCAGACGTATGGCCGATGCGAAGTCCTGAAGTAAGGCCCTCAAGTGTCGATGTTGTAATTGCGCCTATGATTCTCTGGCTAAAGCGGCACGCGGATAGAATCTGACAGCCGGGAAAGACCGGCACAGGACCCCGCGCACCTCTCAACGATGTGTCCCAGCGGGGACATAAACAGGCGTAGCCAAATGGTAAGGCATGGGACTTTGACTCCCAGATATGCAGGTTCGACCCCTGCCGCTTGTGCCATCCAAATTTTCACGAAAGGAGGCCCATCCCAATGACCAAACCCGAGTTGATCGACAGACTTGCTGAGGAAGCCGGCACCACCAAGGCGCAGGCCGAGCGCGATCTCACCGCCCTGTATTCCATCATCACTGCCGCCCTGGTTGGTGGTGATAGTGTCGCCATCCCCGGTATCGGCAAGTTCGAAGTCAAGGAGCGCGCCGAGCGCAAGGGGCGCAACCCCTCGACCGGCGAAAGCGTCATCATCCCCGCGAGCAAGGCCGTCACCTTCAAGGCGACCAAAACGCTCAAGGATGCCGTTCGCGGCTGATCTCTAAACGGAAACGCCCCGAGCGCGCACAAAGCCGCTCGGGGCTTGCCCTTAAAATCGAAATTTTCAGTATAAAGGAGCCTGCCCAAATGATCTACCTTGACGCCGCCGCCCACGAAATGCCCCTCCCCGCAGCAGTTGACGCTTTTCTGAAAGCTCAGGATCTTGCAAACCCTTCCAGCCTGCATAGTGAAGGCCGCGCTGCAAAATCGGCGCTCGAAGCTGCCCGTGCCACCGTCGCCCGCTGCCTCAACTGTGACCCGAGCGAGGTCTACTTCACCAGCGGCGCAACCGAGTCCTGCAACTGGATGATTCGCTGTCTTGATGCCTTTTCTGATGGCGTGTCGGAAATTCCTCTCTACGAGCACCACGCCGTTCTGGAATCCCTCCATGGCGAGCCAGTTGTTCCCTTCGGGCTTGGAGGATGCCATACTCACATGCTTGCCAACAACGAGACCGGCGAAATTTATGATATTGAGTCCATGAAAAAGCCCCTCAAAGGTCTTTTCGGTTGTGACTCTACCGCTGCCGTCGGCCACATTCCCGTGGACTTCCGCGCCCTCGGCGTCGATTATCTGGCCTTTGGCGCGCACAAGTTTGGCGGTCTTTCCGGTATCGGCGCTCTGATCGTCCGCGAAGGCTCGCCCGTCACCCCCATGATCTGCGGCGGCGATCAGGAACGCGGAATGCGCGGCGGAACCGAGAGCGTTGCCCTCGCCTGCGCTATGGCAGCCGCCCTTGAAAAGCGCTGCGAAACCATGTATGATGACATTGCCCGCATTACGAAGCTGCGCGACGATTTCATTACCGAAATTCTCCGTCTCGTGCCGGATGCCTACATCAACGGCCCTTGGGTCATCTGCGACGCATCGCGCCGCCTGCCCAATAACGCCAACATCAGCTTTCTCGGCGTAGAATCGCAGTCCCTTGTGCTCGCCCTGTCCCGTAAGGGGCTGTGCGCCTCCAGCGGCAGCGCCTGCACCAGCGGCAGTCTCAACGGCAGCTATGTCCTCCGCGCCATGGGGCTTTCTGAGGAGCGCGCCCGCTCCGCCGTCCGCTTCTCCCTCCCGTATCGCATTACGAAAGGCGAGCTGAAGCAGGCGGTCGAGATCGTCGTGAGCACCGTTTCCGAGCTGCGTGCCCTCTCGCCCGCTTGCCCATGATATCGAAATTTTCAAAGGAGTTTTTTGCCATGAAAATTCTTGACCCCGGCGCCGTTTTGCGCTATAAAGCCCTCAAGGAATCCGCCAAGCATCTCGCGGTCGCCCCCTTTATCAAGATCATCCCGTTCGACCCGTGCGAGGAACGCGAGACCGCCGGCATCGGCCTTGAGTTCCCCAACAACTGCGCAATGATGAACCCCGGAGTTCGCAACGCCGTTTCGTTCCTTTTCGCCCAGTGCGACACCGTGCAGATGAACCGCACCGAATCGGGCGTTTCCCTCGTCTTTGCCATCTTCAATGTCTGGAAGGAGAAACCGTAATGCCGAACCTGAAAGCCAACGTGATCCCCCGCCTTTATATCGTCCGCGCTGCCAACCCCAAGAATTCCTCCCTTGTCTATATGGATATGGTCGAGGCGGAATCGCCGCAGAAGGCGAAAATGCTCTCCAAATTCTATGGAGATTCCAAACTCACCATTCTGAGCGCCGACCCCGCGCCGGCAGAAAGCGAATCTGGTGTTCCCCATGCAGAGTGAAGTCGAGCAGATGAAGCGCCTTGCGGACAATATCTGGAAGTACATCGAGCCGAAGGTCGATAAGAAGATCGAGCCGTATTTTAAGGTCATCCGCGCCACCGTCACCTCCGCCGCATCCGGCGGCCTGATGGGCGTGCAGTTTCCCTTCGATGAATCCCCGATCTCCATTCCCTATGTCACCTCCATGGCGTCCGCCAGAGTGGGCGACAGCGTGTGGGTCGCCATTCCCTATTCGAAGATGCAGAACGCCTTCGTCTTCGGCTCTGCCCTCTTCAAAAATCTGTGAAATTGAGAAGACCATTTTCCCCGACTTGAGAAAATGGTCTTCTTATTCTTTGGGCGAAGTCACTTTAATCGTCTTTTCAGGAGACTGTGGGTGAGGTATACGGCGTTTTACCGTAGACCGACAATGTGAGGCAATCGCATCGTTAGTGCGGGTATAGCCCAACGCCTTTGCAACGTCGCTGCCGCAGAAAAGCACCTTCCCATCTTCTTCGATGGTTCGCACCTCGCCGAATTTGTGGTTCTCGAAAATCTTCAATTCGTTCATCAGGAAATATCATCCTCTCCATTTGGTGATATTTCTATTATATACAAGGCTTCCAAACGATTTTTTGCCGTTGCACCATAAGAAAAGCCGCCCGTTTTGGGCGGCTTTTCACTATTCCCCTTTCATTTTCAGGCTTTCTCTATATTGCTCGGCATCCGCCAAATATTTAAAGTCAACAGTTCGGTCGTAATTTTCCGTCACAACTCGCTCGATCTCTTCCAATGGAACGCGGAAAAATTCTTTTCTCCCATTTACCATATTAACGCGCCTATCCGCGAAAGCATTATGTAGCGCCGTTTCAAGCTTTGGCGCGTCATCCGAAAAAATCATGGCATGAATGTCGAATCTGAACGGCACTGAGGCTCCGCCAAGTTCGTCAATTCTGTCCTTTGGCTCAAGCCTTCTTGTCATGCCTATTTTATAAACCCCCTCGCCAAATGCCCCAATATTTGAAATTACATACACATACCCAGCTCTCTCGTTTGCAGCCCGATAATCAACGTCTTTAAACGCTTTATCAAGCTCTGCAAGTTCTCCTCGAGCGGCATCTATTTTTTCGCTTATAAACTGTTTCCTAGCTTCACTCTTTTCTTGTTCCATCTGCTCCATCAAGCGCGCCATAATATTCTGGTAATGGATTTTTTCTTTCTCAATTCTCTTCCTTTCGGCCTCAATCTCTCTTTGCACTTTTAGGTTTTCTCTTTCAATCTCTCGTTGCTCTCTTGCGCGCTCTTTTTCTTCCTGCTTTTTTCTGGAATACTCGTATGCCAAAGCGAGTTCCTGCATTTTCAGTTCAAGATAATCGGCAGAAATCTTTATATCGTTTACGGCATTTTGACTGTTTATTTTTTTGTAAATCCTCTCTACCCTCTTTTTCATGCTATCGTAATTATTAAACTTCACCCTGTTCACAGCGTTTTCGCACTCTGTGTTAAAGACAAGTAGAGCGGATGTGATGTTGTTATTCGTCATTTTCTTCCCAGCGCTAAGACTGCCATTAACTGTCCAGTTGGTTTTGCAAACGGCCGCCTCCCCAGCCTTTACCATGCGTTTTTGCTCCTCCCTGCACGCACAGAGTCTCTCTTGATACTGCGAGGAATATGCAAAGTCGTACATCGGCTCATACAGTCCAAAGTCTTGTAAGAGCTTCGTTTCTTTCAGCTCGACAACATCCTCTTCAAGCGCTTCTTTTTGTTTGTCCAATTTTTGAATTTCCACTTCTTTTAATGAAGCAACGACTGACAATTCTGCCAATTTCCTATGTAAGGACTCCAGATATCGGATTATACCAATTGCGGTATAATGCTCGTCGGTAAGAAGTCTGTCTCGCTCGTTCAATTCCTCTATTAGTTGGGCATTTTCTTTGTGCAGTTTTTGAATGTCTTCCTTATACCTGTTCACCTTAAAAATGTCCATCACGCTCAACGCTACCGCCTCCGTAAAATAACTATTGACATTGTGGTATAGTTGTAGTATTCTTGTTGCAAAGAAAGGAGGATAGCATGAAAAACAGCAAAGCACTGAATATCATGATACCCCCCGAGCTGTACGAACGCTTAAAGGCGGAAGCTGACCGGAAAAACATATCCCTTGCCGCCGTCGTCCGCATTGCCTGCTCGGAATATCTTGAAAATCAGCTGAAGTAAAAATAGATGCCCACTATCATCTTGCCGGACGGAGTGAGCATCTATGCGACCAAAACCGCGAGGGCTTTGTCTAAATCATTATAGGCGAAAAGCTCCGCGTGTGTCAAGCCATTTCGGGGTATTTTTATCCCTCGATGGCGGCAAAAATCAACTTGGATGCGGTCTATATAATAGAAGTATCTACAAGAAAAGGAGCTTTTCAAATGAACGAATTGACTATCATTAACAACACGCAGGTTCTCGTCAAGGAATTCTCCGGTCAGCGCGTCGTCACCTTCAAGGAGATCGACGCCGTGCATGGCAGACCGGACGGGACCGCAAAGAGAAACTTCCGTTCTAACCGCCAACACTTTATCGAGGGTGAAGATTTCTTCATGCTTGACCAGCCGGACGAAATTCGTTCCCTTGGTATTCAGCGTCCGCAGGGTGGTACACCGGAGAGCGTCACCCTCATCACCGAATCCGGCTATCTCATGCTGGTAAAATCCTTTACCGATAACCTCGCATGGAAAGTCCAGCGCGAACTCGTCAACGGCTATTTCCGAGCCAAGGCGGTCAACTCTCAGTTTGCTTCCCTCTCTCCCCAGCTTCAGGCGCTTATCGGTATCGAGATGCGACAGCAGGAGCAGGAGCGCCGCATGGACGAGCTTTCCAGCCGCTTCGAGCAGAACGCAAAGCGCATGGACAACCTCGCCGCCGCTTGGTCTGCCCCGCTTGCATCGGGAGACAACTGGCAGGAATCCGCCAACCACGCGATCAACGCCGTGGTGCAGCACTTCGGCCTCAACCACCAAAAATTCCGCCACGATCTGTACGAGGAATTGGAACGCACCGCAGGCGTAGACCTTCAGCAGCGTCTCACGCGCCTGCAAAACAGAATGGCGGCATCCGGAGCCACGGCCACGCAGCGCAGAGCTGTCAACAAACTCACCATCGTTTCGCAGGATCGGAAACTGCGTGCCATCTTTGAAAGCATCCTGCGCTGCCGCATCACCGAGCTGAACGCCGCGCGCATCGACTGAATCAGAAGCATATAAAAAACTCTTGACTTGTGTATCCACGAATGATATATTATTTTTGTGGATACGAAAGGTAGGTGCATTTATGTCTCCACAGATCGGCAGGCCCACCGATGACCCTAAGACCTTAAATACCCGAGTCCGACTCTCGCAAGAGGATGTTGACAGGCTTAATTATTGCTCGGAGGTTACCGGCAAAACGAAGGCTGAAATCATCCGTGATGGAATTAAGGCCATCTACAATGGGCTGAAAAAGTAAAAAGGCAACTCCCCCGCCGCTAGTCTCGCAAACAGAACGGTGAAGGAGTTGGTCGCCCCCTTTGGGAGCGGTGTAAATATTCTAATGCACCCACCTCCAAAGGTCAAGTCTGTTATGGAGGAATTGTATAGATGAACGAATTGCAAGTTTTCAACATTAACGGAATCGACTGCTACGAGCGCAACGGCACGGTCTATCTCAGGCTGGAAACCGTGGCGCGGGGACTGGGCTTCACCGAAATTGCGGCAAGCGGAAATGAGTGCGTAAGATGGCGCACAGTAAAGAAATACCTCGCCGAGCTGGGCATCGCAACAAGTTGCGATGGCGATTTGCCTGAATTCATCCCCGAAAACATCTTCTACCGCCTTGCCATGAAAGCCAAGAACGAAGCGGCTGAAGCATTTCAGGCAAAAATCGCGGATGATGTGATCCCCACTATCCGGCGCAATGGTGCTTACATGACACCTGACACGCTCGACCAGATGATTTCCTCCCCGGAGTTCGGTATCCGGCTTTTGACGGAGCTGAAATCCGAGCAGGAGCGCCGAAAGGCGCTGGAGGAAAAAATCGAAGCCGATGCTCCAGCCGTCCGCTTCGCAAATGCCATCACGAGCTGCGACACGAACATTCTCGTCCGCGACCTTGCGAAGATTCTCAAGCAAAACGGCGTGGACACTGGGGAAAAGCGGCTCTATGAGCAGCTTCGTTCCGATGGGTATCTTATCAAAGAGGGCAGCGACAAGAATATGCCGACCCAGCGAGCTATGGATCTCGGCCTGTTCTTCATAAAAGAATCACCTCGCATCTCCAAAGATGGCGCGGTGATCGATCGTGTCAGCAAAGTAACGCCAAAGGGACAAAAATATTTCCTGAACCGATATGCTGCCGCCCGCCGCCGCGATCTTCCCGCCCGCACGTCAGGCGCAGAAAACTGAATTTGAGTTTATAAGGAGAAAATACTATGTTTACGGTAAAAAGTCTTGCAAATAGCATTGAGTTTGGCGGCGGTGTTGCCGAAAAGGTTTATCTCGCCAGCGGCGGCTCCGCAAGCGAGCTGAATACGCTCGACCCTCTGGCAATGGCTGCGTATGGTGATTTTGTCGTCGATTACATTCATGTTTCCGAATGTGGCGTTGAGCTGGTGCTGAAACAGGATTTTGTCAAGGCTGGGGCATAACGCCCCGGCCAATCCAGCCCGTCCAATCCCCCGCTTGAAAGGAGCCGACCATGCCTGTTACCTCTGCCGCGGAGCGGCGTTTTCTCAGGAGTTCCGACCTCTGGCTGCGCAACTGCCAGTCAACCGGCATTGCGTCCAAAACGCTGACCGACTACTCCCACATTATCACCTCGTTCTATGATTTTTTCGTGTCCTCCGATCTCTTTCGTGATGACCCGACCTTTACCACCATTCAGGCGTATCGGGACGCGCTGTTAGATCGTGGCTGTGCCGTCCGCACAGTGCATCAACATCTGGTCGTCCTGCGCGCGTTCTTTACCTTTGCCAGCTCTCCCGACCTTGGCGGCGAGCAGTTTTATTCGTCAAATCCCGTCTCCCTCATGCTCTTCCCCGCCATGCGGAAGATCGATGCCCGCCCCTACGATCTCCTTCTCACCGATGAGCAGGTCATGCACCTCTGGCGCAATACCCCCGTCGTCACCACGCACCCAGAGAACTGGCCGCGAAATTACGCCATTGTCGTTTTGCTTCTCTCTACCGAGCTGCGCAATTCCGAGCTGCGCACCCTGACGCTCGCCGACCTCGATTTTCAGTCCGAGCAGATCACCGTTGACCACGGCAAGGGCGACAAATTCCGCACGGTCGATTTCCCCCTCATCGCGCAGACCGCCGTCCGCGCCTATCTCGCCTCCGGTATCCGCCCGCAGGATGTGCCCGCGTCCGCTCCCCTTTTCGGCACCATGCGTTCCGGCGCGTGGAAGGTCGGCACGCAGCAGTGGCTTTCCGGCGTGGTCGAGCGGCACGTCTTCGCCGTCACCGGCGTTCACAATATCCGCTCGCACGATCTGCGCCATGTCGGCGCGCGTATCGACCTGAACTCCGGCATGGACCATTACGCCCTGCAAGCGAAACTCGGGCACGCAAGCCCGCAGACTACGCAGATTTATTCCGGCAAGCTCATGGCGCGCGCCGGACGCGGCAGCGCCCAAAGAGTCATCGCCGAGCGCGACTATCAGGCGCAGCGCAATCTTGACCGTCTCGCCGCCGCAAATTGATGAAAAATGCAAACGAAACGCACGGAAGGCCATCCTCCGTGCGTTTCTTGCTTAAAACTTGCTTAAATTGGCGGGCTGTTCTCGCTGATGTCGTCTGCTTCGGAAAATCCGCAGGCTTTGGCGGCGGCGTATACAATGCCCTCTCCGTCCGCGCCGGTGTTTTCCTCCATGTTCTTTTTCACCACGCGCCCCAGCACCGCGCCCAGCGCCGTTCCGATCGGCGTAAAAACCACCGTGTAGCATGCCAGCGCCCCCGTATATCTCGCCTCGATGCTCCACTTGGCGAGCAGGAACCCTCCTGCAAGCCCTGCGGTGAGCAGTGCGACGAGATAGAGGGCGAGCCTATTGGTAAACCCGAGCGATTTTAAATGCGCTCTCAGCGCGTCTGAGCGGCTTTTGCGGTGGTTTCTTCTTTTGCCTCTCATATCGCCCTGCATGGCTTACGCCTTTCCCATCAGCTTGGCAAAGCGATACAGCAGCGTCGCCATCTGCTCGCGCGTCAGCAGGTCTTCCCACATGTAGTTGGGCTGTCCGTCGGGCAGCGGCGTGCCGCCCGTGACGATACCGTTTTTCACAGCCCACTCGCGCGCCTCCTTGCTCCAATTGGAGCTGTCGTTGTCTTGCAGCTCCGTGCGGTATTCGCGCATCAGCTCCTTGAACTTTTGAATGTCCATCTCGTCATCCTCCTCGTATCGCGGCATCGTGGGCGGCAGTTTGCCCGCGCGCACCATCGTGCCGCTGTATTTCTTGTGCTCGTCCCATTGGAAGTGCGGACGGTCGGGGAAACTCTTCCAGTCGCCGCCCCATGTAAAGCCCATTCGCTTGCCGATCTTCGCGCACTGGGCAAAGAAATCGAGATCGTCGTATTCGTGCCCGCGCACATTCTTACAGATGTCGAACGCAAGCCCCTGCCCGTGGAACGTCGTATACGGCGTTTTGGCGTAGCCTTTCTGGTAGAGCGTTTTCTGGTAGGCGTCGTCGCGCATTGTCTGCGTGACCTTCACATTCAGCCCTTCCGCCCTGCACAGCGCAACAAAGATCATCGCGTTCTGTGCGATATCTTCCCGTAGGTCGCTGATTTTGCTCGAGTTAACCATTTTCCTCACCCTTCGCGCTGCCTGCGGCGTTCTGCGTTCCGAAATAGAACGCGATCACCATGAGATATACGGTGTTGAATTCCTGCGTCACCTTTGCCTGTACCGTCAGGATGCAGAATGTCACCGTCAGCGCGATGGTGACGAGTGACTTCACGCTCAGCAGGTTCGCCAGTCTCTTCGTCAAAATTTCTTTCATCTTAAATTTCCTCCGTTCAAATTATTTGTAAGATACGATGATATCCCAGTTGGAGATGCTCGGCGCGAACAGCGCACTATTGTCAGGGCCGATCCCCACGCCGTTGCCGCCCGTGGAGCCAATCGTCCACTTGAGCGCCGTCATCACAGACGGTAAGAAACTGTTGCCCGTGCGCTTGACGAAATATCCATAAGGACATAGCGTTGGTACTTGACTCCAATCCGTTGATTCCGGAAAAAACAAGAAAAATGCCACGACAGCGCCGCTGGCGTCCGTCGGCTGTGAGGCAAACGGAACCGAGCCAAAAATCGAAAAGAACTGCGAGTGGCCCTTGGTGGTCTCAAAAGTCAGATAGCTCCCGGCAGTTGTTGCACCCACGAGTTTCTCGGTCGTCTCCTTGTACGGGTAGACCGTCACCTTGGACATGCCGTCGTACCCCGTACCCGGTGTGAGGATCTGCGTTGTTTTCGCCGGATACACACTGCGCTCTTGCAGTTTTATAGACGCCCCGCCACCATAAACTTCAACGCTCATTTCTTCACCGCCTTTACGATTAGTGGAATATTGACTGTCGGTACTGTCCCCAGCGCCGTCACGACGTTGCTCGTTGCATTCCCGCATATTTTTGCGTTGGTAAAAGCATCATACTGCGCAGACGTTGCACTTGCCGCCACGCTGATTGTGATGTTGTAACTGTCGCTTGGATATGTCGTCTCAAAACTGTATGCTTTGCTTCTCCACCCGGAAGCCAACATCGTCACGTTGTCGTAGCGCGTGCTGTCCGCCTTTTCCAGCGTATTGCTCATGGCGTTCAATTCGGCGGCGTCGATATCCGGCGCGCTGCCGTTCTGCCATCCCGGATTCTTGTACTTTCCGTCCACAATAGGCATTGTTCATTCCTCCTTTTTTCATGCCGGCCACTTGGTCAGCGTGGCGATTGGAAAGTCGTTTGTGCTCACTGCGTTGATGGTCATCTGACCTGTTGCACCCAGCGGTCGGGTAAATCCCATGATAAGGTGCCGCTCCACCGGCGACCCCAGCTTGTCGCTCCGCACGATCTCCACTAACTCGTTCTCGTTCAGGTGGAACATCTGGCTGCACTGGATGCTCACGCTTTTTTGCAGAACCGTCGCGCGCTTGAGCTTCCATGCTGCGAGGTCTTGGCATTGCTGCACGGTGTAGTATCCGCTCGCGCTCTCTCGCTTGGTCTTTCTCCCGATGCTCGAGTAAATATTCGTGTCGCTCTGCGGGTCCATGTTTGTCGCCCGCCCCGCGATCTGCGTGCCGCTGTCCAGCGCCTCCCCAATGATGATGTAATCGTTGTAGACCTCGGTGTTCTTCACCGTGTAGGTCGCGCCGAGGAACTGGACTTCCTCCTGTGAGAATTGCCACTGCACCGGCTTGCTCGTGTCCACAATATCGTCCTGCGATGGGTCAAGCCGCAGCGCCCCGGCCTGATCGTATCCGATCCATGCGTTCACCATCCCCGCGCAGCCCAGCGCCACGTCTGCCATTGTCCCGCTCTCGCTGTCGATGCGCAGCGTGTAGGGCGCGTTCGTCAGCAGCGCCGTGCCGCCGCCCGGCAGCGCCTGCGTTTTGCCGTTGTAGTATTCGGTGAATACAGGCAGCACGGGGTCGATCTGGTATCCGTTCCCGCGGTCAAGCTTCAGCAGCGCCGAGATCGGCGCGTAGATGTTCGTTCCCGCCTTCACCTCATAGATGCTTTCCAAATTCCCGAAAAGCGTCCCGTCCAGATTCGCCCACTTGTCCACAAGGTTGTAGTGCGCTGTCCGGCTCTTCGGCATCAGCTCTTCATCCGGCGTTTCGATCAGAAAAACGCCCTGCTGTATGTAATACTCTGACCCGTCCGATAGGATCAGTCCCTCATCCAGCGCGATTTGCGTCCCGAACCACACGCCGTTGACATTGTAATCAAAGGCATGGTCCAGATTGGAGAGCGTCACGTCTGCCGACCTGCGCCGCCCGTTCTGTAGGTTTACCGTGATGCTCCCCTCTTGCAGGAACGCCCCGCTCCTGCACCCCAGGGGGTTATTGTCGATGGCGAATGCCGTCGAGCCGTCCGGCTGCAAAAATCGCAGCCGGGCAAGCTTGATGTAAGGCTTCCGCAGCATCTTCATGTAGTCGTTCAGTCGTTCTGCGTGCGTTGTTAGCTGTGTAGGCATTTTCCTTTTCACCCCCTGTCACACCGTCGGCATCAGCGCATCTCCCGGCAGTAAAATGATGCGCGCCGACTCCGCATCCGCCGTTTCTACCCACGGCAGCGATGCGACCTGTGCCTGCTCTCTCGTCCCGTCTGCCGTGCTCATACTTACCGCATCGCTCGTGCGGATCTGCCAGATATCGCCCTTCCTGTTTTTCAGGAATAGCGCCCGCTGTGTTACGCTCAGCGCATAAATGCGGTCGCGCAGCTCCGTCGTGTCGCTGTAATTGCCCTCGCGGTCGATGCTGCCGATCAGACTCGTCAGCGTCCCGCTCCTGTAGTTCGCAGGCGACGGCTGCACCGTCGGGTACGGCGTGAAGTTTTGCAGCACTCCCGGCTGGTTGTTGTTCCCGATGGCGCCGCTCGTCAGGTTCTTTCCAAAGCGGAAAATTTCGCTTGGGCGGTAAGTCCCCTCGTTGTCCGCCGCGCACTCGAGCACCGTCCAGTCCCAGAATACCGGCGTGATCTCTTCGCTGATGATCGGCGCAGTCGTATAGGTTTCCGCCCCGATGCCAAACATGTAATACCTCACCGGGACTTGCGATTTTGCCCCGCAGTCCACGATAGCCAGTTTGTCCAGCGTCACATCCGCGATGCGTTTGAGCGTCTGCGCACCCGTTTCGTATCTGTAAATGGAAAATCCTTTCAACCCACTGCCAAATACGCCGCTGAGGTTTCCTGCTTGCAGCCCGTCCTCGAAGTTTGCCAGCATCAATGTATTTTCATCGAAACTCGGCGTGAACGTTCCGCTGCCAAACAATTCATCCATCTGCTGTGCAGTCAGGCTCTGCGCGCTTACCCACAGATAGTCCGTCACCTGTGCTCCCTCGAGTTTCAACCCTGTGATATCTGTATTTCCAATTAAGATATCGGCGGACCACTGCGTCACCTGTTCTACCGTCGATCTGAGCGGGTAAAGCTCTTTGTGTGGATATAACCCTTTTTGCGGATACAGACCACCTGACAGATTCATTTGCCAACAATAGAGCGTGCCTGGTGTCAGCGCCACAAGAAGCTCCGCTCCGTAATTCAGCGTCTCCGTGCTCTCATAAAGCACTGTATCGTCAAGCATAAGCGTCAACGAATCCTTTGCCGCACGCACCGTAATATTGCCGTTATCCGTTTCCGCTGTAAACAGCGTTGCAGCTTGCGCGATTTTTCCCTTCCATGCGATCATCCACGGCGGTGCAAAGCGCATTGCTTGACCCGTGACGCTGTTCCACGTGATCGCGCTCCCAGCTGGAAGCGTCAGCCTCCCGCTGCTGATTTCATAATCTCCGTCCGCGCTTCCCATGATGCTTGCAAGACGCGGCCACGTGATATAAATACCGCTCACGCTTCTGGTGCAGCACACCTGCACCGCCGCCGTTGAAGACGCCGTGGCATAGCTCACCGCAAAATAGACCCACCCGGTATCGGCCTGCACGCCGTTCTCCGTCTGCGCCTGCAGCCGGACTCCGTAGGTCGTGCCGCTGAAAAGTCCGTCATATTTGAATTGCAGCTCTCCTGTCCCATAAATGCGCTCCGTGTCATACAGCGGGTCATCTTCGCTTCCCTGGGCGCACAGCTGCCATCTCACCCAGTTCAGTGTGTCACCTTGCTCTTGCACATACGTTCCTGTAAAGTTATATTCCTTCGCAGTGAGCGGGGCCGGGATTCCTTTGATTGACAGCGTCGGATCGGCGCGTGTAATAAACGCGCTCGCACTCGTTTGCGTCACGCTGGCGCTGCTGCTCCAATACTGCGTAATGACGAGCTTGTAGTTTCCGCCGTTCGTGATGCCAGCACCGGAAAGAGCGCTCGCGGCGATCGTATAACTGAAAAGCTGCGTTTCTCCCGCATAATTCGTTCCGTAAAACGGGCACCCGTCTGCAAGCTTTCCGGTTGTATAGAGCTGCGTGCTCGCCGCATCGTTTCGATAGATCGTGATGGAAAACGCCGTCAGCGCGCTCGTTCCGTTCACCTGCCACGTCACCGTCAGCGCCTTCGTCGCATCCACCACGCCGTTGCCCAGCTCACCCCACAGCGAAGGGGAAATATTCGTCGGCTGATAGATTGCCATGCTTTCTTCCTCCCCTCACATGTTGTTGTAATTTCCAAGGCTTCCGCTCAGCTTCGTCAGCTGATAGAGCGATGTCCCCTTGGCCTGCTCTTCCGTCAGCACGATATCGCGGTAGTGGTAATGCGCCCCGTTGTTGTTCGTCACGTTGGAATTCGTCACCGTTCCTCCCGCCGTCACCGGCGTTCTGCCCGTGGCCCCGTACAGGAATCCCAGCTCGTTCATACGCTTCTGGAACGTCGCGTCTGCCGCAGGGGAAAGGAGTTTGGCCGTCAAATCCGGCGGCAGCACCGTCTCTGGCTTGCTCGTCGCCTTGATGCCGCCTGTACCGTTGAGCCATCCGCCCTGATCGTAATATGGACCCGGATATGTACTCGTTGTCTTGCTGCGGTCGATCAAAACAGACTGATAAGACCCATCGGGATTTACCGCTGTGATCTGATACGTTCCTGCCGCCGTGACCACCCAGTCACCCACCCCGTAGCCCGGAGGGGCCTTCCCATCCGGCTGCACCCGAACGATGTGGTTTGGCTGCCCCGTTGTCGTATAGGTCTGTCCGTCTTTTGTGATCGTGGTCGTCCCATCCGGATTCTTTGTCCACTGCGAGCCATCGCTTCCGGTCATTTCACTGCCAGCCGATGCGTTGTTCACAAAGTCGAGCCCGCGGTCACTTCCAATGCCATACTGCTGTCCACCGGACGAGACTGCGTAGATTTTCTCGATCTGTGCCTTCATCGCGCCGGAAAGCATGCTCAGGTCAATGCCCAACTCCTCAAAGAGATCGCGGTTTTTAAGGATCTGGTCTCGCAGCTCCGGCGTCGCGTTCTCTGCAATGTCCTTGAGAATGTCGTTGATCTCGCGCACAGGATCATCAAGGGAATCCATAATGCGGTCCCATGCGTTTTCCAGCGCGTCATAGTGGGCATTGATCTGGTCCTTTTTGGCCTCCAGCGCTGCAATCTCTGCGTCGCGCTCCAGTTTCTTGTTGTAGTCCGCAAGATCGTCTTTGGCCTTTTCCAGCGCGTCCTCGGCGCTCTTGAGGGCGTCCTCGGCGGTTTTTATGTTTTTCTCGTCCGCGATCCATTCCCACTGGTTTGTCTTGGCGTTGTAGGTGCGCACGGTTCGCTCGTTGCGCGCATCAAGCAGTGCCTTCTGCTTTTCGAGCAGGTCGTTCTGCTTTTCCGTGATGGCTGCACGCTTTTTTTCAATGGCAAGCGCCGTATCCTCGGCTTCGTTCTTCTCCTTCAGCGCGTCGATCTGCGCTTGGATCGCGTCCAGCTCTGCGTCTCGGTTTTTCTTCGCTTCGTCCAGCTTCTTCTGCACCGCGCTGTCCAGCTCGGAAAGAAGGCTTTTTTGCAGCTCTGCGATCTTCTCCTGCCAGTCGTACCATTCGGCGGAAAGGGCGTTGATCTCGTCCTGACTTGCGCCGATGGAGCGCATATATTCCGCCTGACGGTGCAGCGCGTTCTGGATGGCCTTGATCTTCTCCACCTGCTCGCCCACGCTTTTGCCCTGCTTTTCCATCAGGGTAAGCTCGCTCTTGAGCAGTGAAACATTTTCCTTGTGCGCCTCAAGCTGCTTGTCCGTCTGGCTCTTGGTGCTCCCGGAGGAAGGCTTTTCTCTGCTCGGTGGCCCTCCGCTTGGGATTCCGCTGGATTCCGGCGTGTAGAAGTTGGTCAGGCTGCCCCACAGGGCGTTCATGTAGTTCTGCTTCGCCTTGAGCATAGCGTCATGGCTATCCTCGGCAAGCCCCGCCTGTAGCAACCCCTTTGCCGCCGCGCGGATCTGGTTGCTCATGCTGTTCTCGTCCATGCCGAAAACGGCGGCGATTGCGCTGGCCGCATAGCCCGCCTGCGTCGCCAGTGTCCGCAGCGCCGCAACCTGCTGCGAGAAATTCAGGTTCTGGTTGTTCGCCGCGATCTCGGCCTGAACGAGATTGTAAAGCTCGCTTCCGGTTTCCCCGGCCTGCGTCTTTTCGCTTATCAGCGCCTGAACGTAGTCGGACGCCGATACCGCTGCACTTTCAGTCGCCGTCTCCACCTCGGGCATAATGCCCAGTAGGTCTTGGAGGCCCTCCATTGTGCTGCGCATGGACTCGCTCAATACTCCTGCGTCATCCTGCGCTTTCAGCGTGTTGTAAAGGCCTCTGGCCTTTTCTTCTGTTTCGCCCAGTTTCTTTTGCAGTTTTTCAAGCTTTTGCGTCTGCTTTTCGGTTGCGACGCCGCCGCCATCCTCAATCGCTTTGTTCAGCGCTTCGATCTGCTGCCGATAGGTGTTGATATTCCCTATATAGATGCCCGCGTTTCGTTGTAGCCTATTGTCGCTATCGCCTTTCAGGCTCGCATTGAGCTTGTCAACGACCCAAATAATGCCGTCGAGCGCCCCCTTTATCAAATCGGTATCAACAATACCGCTTACGAACTCGGACCAGCTGTTTTTCAGGATATTGGTCTTGCGCGTCCAGCTGTCCAGCGCGTTCTCAACTTCCTTGTCCGCACTGCCCACAGCGTTGCCGTAGTCGGCCAGCATGGACTCGTACATATCCCAGTTCTGGATCAGCGCGAGCAGCTGCGAGGTGCGCAGCTTTCCGCCGATGTCGCTGACCATCTCCATCAGCTTCTGCTCGGTCAGCAGCCCGTCCTTCATGCTCTGCGCAAGACCGCCGATGGCCTTCATCGGGTCGATGACCTCGCCGGTCGCCTGCGCCGCATCGTAGGCATCCTTTGCGTAAAGCTTGATGACATCGCGCAAGCCCGCGATCTCGCCGGTCGTCCACGTTACGCCCTCGTCGATCTCCGTCTTGGTATCACCCACGATGTTGAGAACCAAAGCGCGGAACGCGCGGGCGGCCTCCGTTCCGCTTCTCTGCGTTACCGCCGTGATCGTACCGATGGCAGCGGTCAGCTCGTCGATGCCAACGTGTGCCTGCGCCGCGACGGGCGCCACCGTACCGAGACCTTCCGCAATCTTGGATAATGAGGTGGCGTACCTGTTATCAATCTGGTTTGAGCCGTCCAGCACCTTGCTCAGCGCTTCAATATTGCCCTTGTACTGGTACGCCGCATCAACGGAAAGGAGGAACTGCTGCGCCGTTTCTGCATTGGTGTCGCCGACGAGCTTTGTCTTCGTAGCAAGCTCTGCAAGATCCGCCGCCTGATCGCCATAGCCCGCGCGGGCAAAGGCCGAAACGGAGCTGAGATATTCGTCCGCAGCTTCTCCGTAAGCGGAAGCGACCTTATAGGCTTTCTCGCTCAGCGCGTCCAGCTCCGCCGCCGTCGCTCCTGTCACCTTGCGCACGGTCACAAGCTCGTCGTCTACCTTCTGCATCATATCCAGCGCATCGCGGAACGCACCCAGCGTCTTGCTGACCATCGTTCCCATGACCTGCCAGACGAGCATCTTTTTATAGATGTTACCGAAACTGTCTCCTAAGAGTTCGTTTGCAGCAGTTACCTTTTTGGTAGATGTCGCCGCTTTCTCCGCTGCCGTACTGACATCTTTCAGTTCCTTTGCCGCAGTTCCTGCGCCCAATTTTACCGGTGACGCACTGATGCTGGCGACCTCACGTTTGACCTTTTCTACCTCAATATGTACCTGCGTAAAATCGGGAACGCCCTTAAAAAGTACCTGTGCCATTCATCCACCGCCTATCGTCAGTCTGAAAATCCCTCGTCGCCGTCTCTTGTCGTGCTGAATAGATCCGCCATGACCTCAAGCGTTCCGTCCGCCGCGTTGATTCCATTCACCAGCGCCCGCTCCGCGCGCCCCTCCTCGATCATTTCCCCAAGGAAGTTGGTAAAGAACGGTCTTCTGGGTGGCTTTCTTCGCCAGTCGTAATCAGGGCGTCTGTTCTCAATGCGCCCAATGAGCGCGTCGCCGTCCAGCTGTGCTTCCGGCTCCACCTGCTCGCTTTCGCCGCTCGGAAGGTAGATCATCCGCACGCCGTTGTCTCTCATGTCAAAGTGAGCGTTCGCGTCAATGTCCGCGAGCCCGCCGTATTCGCCGCGCCGCACATACTCTTTTGGCGTAAATTTCTCGTATACGTCCCCCTGCACGTGCTCGGCAAGGCACATCGCCATTTCTTCCTTGAGCGCAGGCATTGCGTTTTTCATCGCCGTGCGGAATCTCCCCTCGATCTGGGCGATGTCCTCGTCCAGTCCCGTCACACTCACTGAAAGTGAAATGTTCATGCGTCTTTGCCTCCTGCTGTCTCAGCTCCTTATAAGCGCCAAGGCGCGATCTCCCTCGTGCCCTCGCGCTCGCCCCCTCTTGCGAGGGGGCTTTTGTCTTAGCCGCTCACTACCGCGAGATTCGCCGTGCAGGTGAACTGCGCGGCGCCGGTCGCCGGATAGGTGACGGTGATCTCGCCGTTGCTTCCGGCAGTCGCGCCCGCCGTGATCACGCCGTCGGTCGAAACGCTCGTACCGCTCGGTGCTCCCGTCAGTGCATACTTTGCCTGATTGGCAGGATCGATATCGACGAGCTGGCCGTTCGCCATCACGAACTTGGCGTTGACTTTCGCCGTGCCGCTCACGGGCACATTCACCACGCCGCCCACGATGGCAAGGCCCTTGATATCAGCACTTGCTTCATCGGGGACGTAGAGATAGTGCGCCAGCACGCTCTCGCCGCAGTTGTCACAGGTTCCGGAAACCACGTCTTCATCCGCAGTCAGCGCCTGTCCGGTGTAGCTCGTGGTGTCGGGGGTCGTCTGGTCGCCCACGATACCGCCGCCGTCGCCGTTGAGCTTTAGCATCGGCACGATGGCATACAGCCAGCCCACGCGCGTTCCGCCGTTGCTCTCGCTGTTCGCGTTGGCGTAGACGGCCATCTGCAGCGTCCAGTGCAGCACCTTCGGGTTCATCATCGAGGTGATGGTGCCAAGCTGTGCGCTCGCCTTGTTGACGAAGTACCATACCTTGTACTGCTCGCCGCTCTTCGCGGTGAATCCGGCCACAGTGCCGTCCGCAGTAATAGGATAGGGAATGCCGTCCTGCGCGATCAGCGAGCTTTCGCCCACAGTCTGCACGTAGCACAGCACCTTGCTCATGCCCACCTGCGCGACCGGCGCGCCGGAGGCAACGTTCACCTTCAGCGCCGCGCTTTCTGCGGTCACGACCTGACACACGGGCGCGGGCGCGTTATAGCGCAGCGTACCGCCCACCTGCGCCATTTTCATGGCGAGGTTGAACGCGGCAGAAATACCGTTCACGGTCACGGCGCTGTCGCTGCCCAGCATCGTGGCGATGGCGTTGCCCAGTCCCGCGCGGATCTCGCCCATCGTCAGGCTCGTCTGGAAGTTCGCGGTCTGGAACTTGTTGTCGTAAAAAAGGATCTGTCCGGTCTTCGGGTCTGCGCCAATGCCGAGGCACGTTCCCTTGAGGTAAAGTTTCGGATCAGTAAACTGGATCATACTCTCAACTCCTTTGAAATTTGTCGTCTGTTGTTATCCTTGCGTCTGCTGCTCGGCAACGGCTTTCGCGCCCGCGCCGCCGGCAAAGCGGTCGAGTGCGATCAGGGCGCCGCTGCCATGCTGCATTCTGCTGAAAAACGGGCTGGGATACGGGTTTCCGCCCGTCCACTTTGCGCCGTTCGCTTCGCTCACGCCGCACAGAAGGTATCCCAGCACACGCGCGTAAGCATCCTTGCGGTCCAACAATTTCTTGATGGGCCATTCCATAATGGTTTTTTCATCCTCGTGGCTCAGCGCCGCCACGGTGCTGAAAAGCTCTCCGAAATCGCCGCTCAGCTTTGCGCTCCTTTGCTCCGCAATGTCGCGCTCCGCCTCCACAAGCTCGGGATTCGCGTCCGCGCTTACCAGCTCCACGCCGTTTTGTGCCGCAATGATCTCCCGCAGTCTTGAAAACTGCACCGGCGTGATGCTCTGCATCGTTTCGCCGTCCTGCGAAAATTCCACCGCCCGCAGCATCGACGGGTCGCTTTCATCCACCCGCAGCCGGAACCGTTTCAGCGTTTGCTCCGCTTCCTCGTCTGCCCGCCCAAGCCGCAGGGCGAGTGACAGGAGCAGAAGCGAGCGCGCAAACAGCCCCGTCGGCAAGCCGCCGCTGTCTTTGGTTACAGCCTCGTAGTCCATCGCGTAATACGCGCTGAGCAGCGGCATGGAGAGATACCTTACCGGGAGTGTCTGCTGCATCAGCTCGAGCGCCGGCCGCGCCAGCATAAATTCATCCCATCTGGATACAAGGATCGGGTACAGGGTAATGCCGTCCGTTTCGATATCGCTGTACGTCCGCACGGCTTTTTTGATAGCAAGAGAAAGTTCCACTTTTTTATTTTCTCCTTCCTCGCATATCCGGAATTTTTATAAGGCGATTCCTGCTTGAGCGAAAAAGGCGATGATCGCGGCGCCCGCCAGAAGCCAGATGACCTTGTCCACCATGTTCTCCCAGCGCTCGGCAGGTCTCCCCTCCACCGCCGTCATCTTCTTGTCGATCTTATCGACTTTTTCCGAAATGTTTTTCTGTTCCTCCGCCATCAGCTTCACGCTTGTGGTCAGCTCATTCATCGCCTTTTGCGCCTCTTCCACCGCAACCATGCGGTGCTTGAGCGACTTGATCTCATGCTCGTGCCCTTCCAGGGCGATAGCTACATCCTGCATTTCCATACTCATGTGGCTGTCCTCCGTGATCGTATTTCTTTTATCTCAAAAAGCGGTCACGGCGCCGGACTCTGCATCGTCGCTCTCCGCCCATTGGATGCTCATCTTGACCTCGCGTCCCACCAGTGTGCCCGTCTGGTCGTAAATTGACCTGCTTCCATTGTCTCCATGCGCCATGCGCGAAAAATCGCATACGCCAATGCCCGCCATGTTTACGCCGTGAAGCGCCTCGATGATGCACTGCTCGATGTCGTATGCGCGGGAATATGCGTCTGACCTCGTCGTCGTCTCCTGATTCACGTTGCAGGTGATGATGAATGTCACTCCGATGCGCGCCTTGTAGGGGTTCTCCGCAAAAACGCGCCCCAGAAAGCATCGGATCGTCGTCTGCGCCTCGGTCTGCGCCTGCCCGTCAAATCGCTGGGCGTAGAGCCGGTAGCCCTTCGGGTGCTTTTTCTTCATCTCGGCGCTGTCCACCACGGGCTGTTCGCCGTCAAAAAGCATGCTGCGCTTTTCTGCCGCCGTTGGCAGCGAGTTTGCGAGCGGTCTCGCCCCGTCATACCACAGGTACTTGGAAAGCCGCACGCGCGGTCTTGCGTTGTCATCCTTCGGTATATATCCTGCCGCATCGGGCAGGTCGAGCAGATAAAGGAGCAGCTTCTTCGGCAGCTCCTCCGCCCCTTTGAATGTCAGGTACGAAGGGTGTACGCGCTCGTATGGGTAGGTCGCGCTTTCAAAGTTCGCGCTCATTTTCCTTCACGCTTCTTTCGAAATGCTTCCAGCTCATCCCTGATCTCGCCGGTCTGCTCGGCCAGCTTCTGCACCGCCTCCGGCGTCATGCTCTGCATTGCCATCTGCTGCATCCTCGAAACGGGGTCGTTCATTCCCTGAAGCATCGCGTACACCTCTGCGTTGAAGCGCTTTTCCAGCTCCTTGTAGTCTGCGATCAGGTTGTTTGCCTTTTCGCTGGTCGGGCCGCCGCGCGCCTTCATCGCTTTCAGCTGTCCGAGGATGTGTCCGCCCGCCCAGCGGTCGTAGTCGTCTGCCGCCAGCAGGAACTTCGTTCCCTCCGCCGGTTCGATCTCCTGCATCAGATAGAGCTTTACCAGCGCGCCCATCATGTAGCGGCTCTTGCGCTCTCCGTTTTCCTTGAAGAACGGAAGAACGGTGTCGTCCGTCAGCCGCATTTCCATGCGTTCAAAGCAGTCCGACGCGCAGGCGCGCAGAAACGCCATCTTTTCCATCAGCGGCACATAGTCGCGCGCCGCCGCCATCATTTCATCCGTCAGCTTTTTGTATTCCATAATTTAAGTTCCTTTCAGATATTTATGGATTTTTGCATTCCCTCAGCGGGCATCGCGCCCCGTCGGGAGATACCTCGCACCGCCCCGTATCGGGGCAGAAAAACTGATGCGCGCACCAGTCGCTTTCGCTGTTTTGCTCGTCCGCGCAGCAATGCAGACTCACATCTCCGATCTTTCGGTAAGCGTATGGGCAGTGCTCCATTTTATATCCCCTCCAGCCGGACGCTCGCGCTCGCGCTTGCATCGCCGCATTTTGCCGTCACCGTCAGCGGCGTTTCGCTGCCGCCCCAGTTTTGTATCGTCACCTGATTTCCGAGCACTGCGGCGGTATAAGCGTCCTCGCTCGCGCCGGAAATTTCCCATGTCACGGCGTTGCCCTTCTTTTCTCCGCCTTCGTAGTAGGCCGCCCGCAGCGTCGCCGCGTCGTAAGCACCGATCGTTTCAGGCGGTTCGGTGAGGAATCTTACCTCCGCGCCGCTCTTTTCATCTGCAACGCTCAGCGTGATCCCGCTTTCGATCTCCGGGTTCTGTGCCAGCCGCGCCGTGATCGTGCAGCTTCCAGCGCTCACAGCGGTCACAAGCCCGCCCGCATCCACGCGAGCCACCGCTTCGTCGCTCGTTTCCCAGAAATACGAGACCGGATGCTTTTCGTCTCCGCCCGCCACCGCTTCGCCGCAGCGGATGGATTCTGCTTCCATCTGTGCGGTTTCCCCCGCGCGCAGCACCGCCGCGCCGGAGATTCGGATTTCCCACGAAAAGGTTTTCCCGCCCGCAACTCTGCGTGCAAGGTCGTCTATCGTTTCGTCCGGCTCTTGAATCCGCGCCGCAAAGTACAAAAGATGCGTGCTCTCGTCCTCTCCTGTGAATTCCTGCGTCACGTCGCTGTATCCCGTGATCTGGAATGCCCTTCGTCCGAGGATCAGGCGGCTGTTCTGATCCAGCTCCTCCGTCTCGGGGTTTTTCTGGCAGATGATGTTGAAGTATCCCTGCATGATGAGCGACACGTCCTGAAAGTCGTTTGCCGTCGCCATCGCCTGCTGTTTTTCCACAAGGATGGGTTCCTTGCGCACCCTGCCGTACCAGTCCAGATGGTTCCATGTTGCGTTGCATCGGCGCATGATGCCGCTTCCCGCAACGCTTGAAAGGTTGGATGGGTTCGTCGCAAGCCACGTTGACCCCATCGTTTCGATCTTTGCCCCCTCGGGGATGTAGTCGATGCCACGGTCTGCCATCAGGTATTCCTTCTGGTCGTCCGTCTTTCTCGTCAGGCTTGCGCCCTGCTTGATCGTGTCGCTGATGCGCATTTTCTGCCCGCGCCATGCGTAAAAGTCGCCCGGCACCAGCCCCTGCACCTGCGCGTCCACAAAATCGGTCGCGTACTTCGCGCGCTCTGCGTAAAAGAGTGCGGTCGCATCGCCGCTGTATTGCTTTTGCCGGCCGCTGTACTGCTTCGGCGCATTGGTGCGGCGCGCCGCCGTGCCGCCGAGCAGTGTCACGTTTCGGATGGCGTCGTTCTCGCTCATACGAATCCCTCCCTGCGGTTTCCTGCGCGAAAAGCGTTGTAATACGCGCAGTCCTGCTCGTATTTGCGCAGCTCTTCGTTGAGGAGGCTTCGGTTCGCCATCTTTTTTTTCACGCTTTTTTCCATGTATTGCGATTCGTTCGGCGCTTCATAGCTCCTGTCGTGCGCCTTGGCAACGTCAGCCAGCCAGTCGCGAAAAAAATGTTCGTCCCACGTGCTTGCCACGCACAGCCCGAGGATGCGCTTTTGCGTCGCTGTCAGCTCCTTTGCAAATGCGCCGTCGCGGTAAAAATCCATCGAATACTCCACGCCTGCCGCGTCCTGCGCCGCAAACGTCACGACCCCCGTCTCCGCGTCGTAGCTCGCGCCGTGATATGGTGTTTCTACCGCCTCGCCGTTGTCGAGCCATTCAACCTTCACGCAGGAAAAAACGCCGTAGCCGGTCTTTCCGGTCGCCACCTGCGTTTCCTCCATCGCGCTTTCGCCGGTCGATACCCAACTTGCTTCGTCCCACGAAGGGAGCGTCATGTCCAGCTCCAACCACTGTCGGATCTCGGGCGGGCGATTGAAGATGGGGATCGCGTTTTTCATGTAAAGCGCCATTTTTCGGAAAAACCGCGCAGGGTTTTCCTGCGCCAGCTCGATCAGCCGCACATCGTTAATATCCGTCATTGCGTTTTCGCTGATGATCTCGCTCCACTTCGTTCCCATCGTGTTATCCTTTCTTGGCGTACCCCTTTTCGCAGCCCCAGCAGATCATCCGTCCCTCCGGAATGATCTCTCCGCAGCAGACGCAGCGGTTATCCGTTTCCGGAATCCCGTGCTCCGCGTCATCATAATGCTTTAAGTTCTCCATTCGCTCCCTCACTTTTCGTCCGTCACCACCCCATACCGCTCAAACATAGCTCGGATAGAGGGATTGCGCAGCAGCTTTTTTCTCTGCCCTTGGTTGAGGTCGTTGTAGACCGCTTGCAGTGCGGCCTTGACCTCTTTGTTGTAAGCAACGACGCGCTCTCTCAGCTCGCTCATGCCGTCACCCCGCTTAACAGCGCCTCCATTGCTTCGCGCAGTTCGGCGTTGTCCTTTTCCAGCGCAGCAATGCGTTCCTCTGGCGTAGGCTCGGGCGCGGGCTGCTCTGCCGCCAACTTTTCCAGCTCCGCGATTTCTTCGGCGGTCATGTCGCGGTAGATGCCGTTCTCGCATATTCTCATGACTTTACACCCCAAATCTCGATTTTTGTTCCGGCTTTAAGTAGCCCCGCTGTCTGGCACCCAAATTCAGTTTCACCATCGGGAGCGATGTTTTCCAGCGCTGTGGTCTGGATTCCACCGATGAGTCCATATGTGGTAGTGTTACTATTGGTGCCAATGCTGGCCTGCACATATGGTGGGTATACACTGTCAATTTTAATGTATATCCCTTTCATGTCATCAATGCGGGAGTTGAACAGCGGGTATGAAACATTGTTGATGGTAATCCGTGTCCATCCAGAGAAAAACTCACCACTGGCAAGTGCCGGTGCGATAAGCGCTTTGATCCTCTTGCAATTGTCAAAAGTATAAGTCACTGACTCGACCGACTCCGCGAGAGATGTGTCAACAAGTTTTTCCCACGTTTCGCCGTCTCCGCCTGATGCCATATCCACCGGCTCCCACTGGGTCGGCTTGCCGTCGGTGTCCACCGCCGTGATTTTGGCGATTTGACCGACGGCCGCACCTGTGATGCCGAGGGAGAGGTCAGTCCCGCCAGACGGGATATCCCTCACAGCGCTTGCCATTCCCTCGGGAAAGCTCAGCGGCGCGGTCGTGCCGCCCTTCTCACGGATAGCATCAGCAACGGACGTCATATCAGCGCCATCGACCAAATATTCGTTTTGTGCCATCAGAAGCTCACTCCTTTCGCATTTGCTACGGCCTCCGCCGCCCACTGACCGTCCACGACCCGCAGGAACTTGCCATTGTCAGAGGAAGAAACAACTGGAAGAAGAGGCGTGTTATATACTGTGACAGTATTTTCCCCTCGAATTTCCCAAGTGGACACATAAGGATCCCCAATCCCTTGAGTAATAGAAGAACTTTGGATCACAGAAGAAAAAGTAGCAAGGCCAATATCGTAGTTCGTACTATATACAAGTGGAAATTCCCTCCCATTGTTAGGGTCTTTAAGGACAACATTCTTTCCACTTTGTGAGGCACTGTCGATAGTTATGGCGCTAATCGACGGTATATATTTGTTATTTTGGCGCGTCAGTGTCACAACAACCTTGTTGCCAAAAGGAGTGATCGTATGCGTCCATACGTCCGTGCTGCCCTCTTTGCCGTCATTTGAAACAGTGAGAGTTTCAAGGCCGTTCTCAGTTGTGGCGGTAAAGGTCGCAGAAGTGTCTTTTGAGGCAGACATGTAATATAACTTTCCGTTATAGACTGCGTTAATCAATGCAGTCCCAATAATATCATTTATAAAGCCGTATGCCTGCACCACGCTTTGTAATTGATACAAAGTATTGTTGGCGCTCAGAGTGCCGTCCGCCCCAGCAGTCACAGCAACGATATACTGCTGCGGTAGCCTTTGGATCACGTCCCATACTGGCATTTCAGTATCGCCGTCTACAAAGAAAGGAAAATCAACTAATACTTTTTCATCAGGAGAAATACTAACATTGATAACCCCCATTGGTATACCACCAAGTGTCCAAGGTGGGATGAGGTCAATACCAACGGGAGATACGCCGAAACTTTGGAAATTAATCGCCTTGGTAGTTATGTTTACAACCTCAAACGGGACCGTACCAACCGACATAAAGAAGTTCTTGTCATTCGCAGGCGGAATCAGCTCAACCTTTTTACCCGCGTCACATGCAGTTTTAATCTCAGCAAAAGTCTTATCAACCGTATATATTGGCTTGCCGTCAGAACCAAGCTCGCCTTGAATGAGATGAACAAGGAAAAGGTTGGACTCGATTTTTGCCCACTCTGCCTTACTGCCATCGTTGGTCAGATATTTACCGGCGGTGTCGGGGGTGATGGGGGGAGTACCGGAGGCGGCTGTGCCGGTATCGACGAACGTTCCTGTCGCGGCGTCGTACTCGTACCAGTTCCCGTTATCCCCGATGTACGGTGCTTTGATGGGGTCTGAAAGGATGACCTGCGAGTGGAGGGAAATGTCGATGTCGTGAACCGTCGGAATCGTGACCTCTGTTGCCTTCGGTGCGCTTCCCGTCACCGCTTCCGTCTTCTCCGGCTGCGGCAGTGTGCCGCGGCTTGCGCTCTGCTCCACGCGAACCGGCGCACCGCTGCCGCCCATGATCGAGCCGTCCTGAAAAACGACGCGCGCCTGCACCACGGCAGTGCCGGGGGCAAATCGGAATGTCTGCTTCTGCGTCACGGGGAACTTCCATTCGCCCGTCTTTTCATCAAACGTCACCTGTCCCGGCCACCGCTTTGTGAACTGCCCTACCGTGATTTCCACGCACGCCGCGATCTCCGGCGTGATCAGCGTCCCGTTTCCCGATTTGATCGTCACGGGGATGCTGTAAGCATCGCCCTGCATTACGCTCGCCATAGTTCCCTCCTGCGTTCCGCGCGGCGAATTATCTCGCGTCGCGCTCGTTCATTTCTTCGATGATGTGGATAAAATCTCCGCGCTCGTGTCCTTCGCGTCGGCTCAGGTCGTTCAGCTTAACCGCGCGCTCGCGCGTCACATAGGGGCTGCCTGCGGCAAATGCGTCCGCGTAGCGCTGCGCCACCATCTGCTTGTGTCCCTCGCACAGCACGGGATACAGCTCAAGCAGCTCGTCGCCCAGCTCCACCATCTTTGCAAATGCCTTGCGGTCGAGCACTTCGCCTTCCTTGTAGTCTACGCCCAGCGTCTCGCGTTCCTCATCGGTCAGGCCATTCACCACGATCAGCCAGCGGTCTTCAAGGAACTTTCTGTTCATGCTCGTCAGGATGCGGCTCAGGTCGTTCTTGGGCACATAAAAGCTGCCCGTCTTGCCAACGATGCTGCCGTACATGCCGCCGTCGCCGAACTGCACGGTGTTGTCGTCCGCCACCTCTGCCATCCAGAGGAACTGCACCTTCTGCGCATCCGCGCCATACTGAACGATCTGTGTCATCGCCTGCGGCGCATTTTTCATCGCCTCTGCCACGGCGCTCGCCGCCGCCTGACGCGCGATCTCCGCCACCTCTTCTTCGGTATAGAGCTTCTGCGCAACGGCTTCCTTCTCCACCGTCACGCTCTTGCCCTTCAGCGCCGGTTCCAGCTCCGTCAGGGGCGTTTCTCTGCCGTCGTCACTGATGGCGGTCACTTCATCCGCCGGGACTTCAAAGGCCGTTCCGTCTTCCGCCGCGCCCACGATGCCCTCCGTACCGACCTCGCTCTCCTGCTCAATGATCTTCGCGGCCTGCTCCGCCGCGCTCTTGGTCGTCTTCTTGCCCATCGTTTTATCTCCTTTCAGAATGATGGTATTCAGCTCTCCACTTAAAGGCAGGGGATTTCCTCTTTTTCCGGTCCCGGCTTTACGGCACGGGCTTTCCGGTTGGAGCGGCGAGACGGTATCGAGCCGTCACACGTCCGCGATGTTGCCTATAGCCACCGCTTCCGCTTCTGCATCAGCACGCCGCGTATGGGCGGGAGGGTTTGCCCCTCCCGCTTTTCGCCGTTATCAGGACACAGTGATGTGGGCAATCTTGCTGGAAAACGTGGCCACCGTGTCGAGGGCAATGGTGACGTTCATTCCAATTTCAAAGTCCGCAGACTTCGTGGGGTCCATCTCGATGGTGATGGGCGTGCCCGCCGTGTAGCCGATGGTCATCGGCTTTCTGCCGCTCGAGGACATCATGTAGATGTCGGTATCGGAGAGCAGCGTCTCGGGCGCAGTGTTCTGCGTGCCGGGGACGATCACATCCTGCATCGGCATCAGGCGCACTGCCATGAACTCGCCGAGATAGCCGCTGCGGGTGTAGTCCGCGCCGAGCAGCGTTGCGATGGCGGCGTCCATGTTCACGTTCGTAGAGCCGGTCACATTCGTCGGCAGCACCTTGGAGAGCGCCACCATGCTTCCGGTCGCAAACAGGTTGGAGATGCGCGTTGCGTTCAGCGCAGATACCTTGTTTGCCGCCTTCACCCAGTTCTGGGTGTCGAACGTGTAGTTCAGGTTCGCGGGGATCAGGGAAACATCACCCTTGGCGATGTTCATTGCCTGATTCCACATACCCATGGTCTTGGCGTACATACCGGCGGCGATGTTCGCAAAGAAGTCGCCGAAGTCCATGTTGTTGCCGACGAGCTGAATCCACTTTGCCGTGATCCAGCAGCTCTTGGGCTGCGGGTTCAGTGCGTAATCGCGGCTGTAGAAGCGGTTGCGCGGCACGCTGCGCGAAGCGCCCCAGCTCGAATCCTGGAATACCGGGATGTCATTGCTGCCGATGCTGACCATGTACGTCTGACCGAAGTCAACCTCCACGGTATCGGCAAACAGGCTGACAGCCTCGGAGTAGACCGCCGGAAGGATAGGGCGCAGGATCTCCATATAGATTCCCTGCTGCACGCGATAGAACGCTTCGTTTCCGTAGAAGCGTCCTCCGTCGCGCTTGAAATCCTCCCAGCTCTTCGGGGCGTTCTCGCCGGTCTGTGCGCAGGCGATCTTCGCCGCGTACAGCATGTGGTCGCGCTGGAACTTGTCGTTGAGCTGCTTGTATCCCGCGTCGGTGGTCATGCGCTGCATCGCAGTGCCGCGTCCGTTCATTGCGGCGAGCATCTCGTTTCTGCCCTTGACCGAGTGCTCAAAAAAGAGGGTGCGGCCGGCCGCGATGATGTCTTCGCGTTCGTTGTTGCCGTGGACTTCAAAATTGTCCTTCGACACGTTGTTGAGAGTCAGTTTAGCCATTTTCTATTCACTCCTTCCTTACTTTTCCGCTTAGCCGCCTGCTGCGACGCTCACCTTGCAGGCGACCAGATCGTAATAGCCGAAGCTTGCGGTCGTGCCCTCGGTGAACTTGCCGCTGCCGCGCAGCTTGAAATAGATCGAGCCGGCCGCAGTGGGCGCCGCCGCAGCGGGAACCAGCAGGCCGTTCGCAATGGTGAAGAACGTGTTCGTGCCAATGGCGGTGGAGAGGTTTCCTTCGCCAAAGCGATAGACGTGATCGTCATCAAACACGATCTTGGTAAAGGTGCCGTCGCGTCCGGCGGGGATGCCGAGGCCGAGCGTTTCGGTGCCGATGGCGTAGAGCTGTCCGCTCTTTCCGGAAAGGTGCTGCACCTCGTAGGTATTGGCGGCATACACGGGCGTGTCCACATTGGCCGCAGCACCGGCGGCGTTCATATACCATGCGTTCTCGTTCTTGATGCCGGTGAATCCGGCGCACGGGAGCTGCTCACCTCTCACGCACAGAAGCCCTGCCGAGCAGTCCGCGTCCGCGCTGGAAGCCTGATAGCGGCCGGTGATGTTGCAAAGCTCGTTGAACTCGTTGTTCGTGATACGGGCTTCAAATGCAGTTTTAGCGATATAAGACATTCTTGTTCACTCCTTCCTTTAGTTGCCCTGCGGGGTCGTCTCGATGCCCCACTTTTCAAGCAGACTTGCAACGCCCTCGCGCTGCTCTCCGCTGTTCAGGCGTTCGCCGATAAAGCGGGTCTTCTTTGCGTTCGCGCGCCGTTCGTCTGCTTCCATCACCGCAGCGCCGCACACGGCAAGCACTGCGTCGCGCACCAGCTTCTCGCCGATCCAGCTGCCGTCCTTGTCGAGACTGTTGGCGTAAACGCCCGCCTCCACATCGGCAGAGACGGCGGCAAGCGCATCCTCGCCGATCTTGTCCTCGCGGTTGCGGTTGAAGGCGTTCAGCGTCTCGGTCACGGCAGCCTTTGCGGCGTTCATGCGGCGCTTGTTCTCCGTCTCCTGCATGGCCGCGAGCTGGTTGTTTGCGCTTTCCAGCTGCGCGCGCAGTGCACTGATGTCGGTGTTCTTGTCGCGGATGGACGCGCAGGCGTGCTCGCAGATGTCGCACACATCCACGCTCTCTTCGTTCTCCGCGTCGAAGTGGAAGGCTGCCGTCAGGTAGCACGGCTTGATGCGGCTTGCCACGACTTCCCCGTTGTCTTCGCTGTTGAAAACATAGGTGAAAGCCGCGCCGGTCTGGTCGATCAGGCCAACGCGCAGGCCGTCTTCGCTCAGCGCCACGATCTTGTAGCCCTCGAACTTCGGAGCGAGCTGTTCCGCTGCTTTCTTGTTCATGCTTCTTTTCACTCCTTTTTTAGGGTTTTGTTTGGTTTGCGGCTTTCCGTCGTTCAGCGATGCCGCCCGCAGTTTCAGCGTTTTGAATTCTTCCTGCATGGCCTTGAGCGCCGCAATGCGCGCACTCGGGATCGCCGGGGAAACGTCATCCCCAAGGATTGTGACGCCGATGCCCGTCCACTCGGTAAATACCGCGTAGCCGTCTTCCTCATGCTCCTTCTCTACCAAGGTTTCCGATGACACATCCATGCGCCCTGCCCGCACGATCTTGTCCACCAGTTCCTTGGCGTAGAAAGAGTAGAGCTTTCCCTTCGCCACGATCCATGTATGACCATCCCTTTCCACAAGGGTAAAGTCCTTCGGTTCGTCGGAAAGCGTTCCGACGATTCGCTCCGCCGTTCCATCGGTGAAGCTGTAGTATTTTTCTCCCGTGCTGGGGTCGACGCGCTCGGACATATTGTGTCCGTCGCCGACCTTTGGCCCGATGTAAGCGCACAGGATGGGCTGCCCCACAAATGTCAGGTAATACCGCTCGAGATTTCGGTAGTCCCACTTGTTCCGGTTCCTTCCGTCGCGCATCAGCCACAGCTCAACGCCGAATTCATACGGGCCGAGCTTCTGCATCACGCGCAGCTCTCCGGAATATTTCACGCGCTCGGGCGGTCGTTCTCTTGTTCTGAATGGCATTTCTTATTCCCCCTCGTTTTTGAACAGCGCCCGCACCCAGTTGTCATAGCTTGTGGCGCTTCCGTCGGTCTCGTCGAACATCTCCCATGCGTACAGGAACGTCTCGTAGCTTTCGCTGTTCTGCATTTGCAGGTTCTCGAATGCTCTCCCCAGCGGGTAAAGCCCCTGCTCGTCCGAAACGCGCACACATTCCTTGAGCGCCGTCTCGATGCGGTCGAGCATACGGATGATCTCTTCAAAAACGTCATCAAGATTTGCAGGCCGCGCCCGGTATTCCTCCGTCGCCGGATATTCCTGCATCAGATGCCGCTGGTGCAGAATGTCGCCGATCACATCGAATCGCTTCGGCTGTTCATGTGCCAGCGCGTGGATCGCATTCGATAAGTTCATCAGGCCAAACTCGATCAGCACCCACTCCTTGAGCGTATCCAGTCCGCGCGCCGCATCCTGATAGGCTCTTGTTGCATTTCGTGCCGCGTCGCGCAGCGGCGCATATCGCGCATCGTCGTATGTAAAGATTTCTCTTGCCTTTGCCATCGTCTTCATCTCCTTTTTCAGCCGTTTGCATCAATGCCCGCCTCGGCGCCCTCGCTTGTCTTCTTCCCCTCCGCGTCCGGCCGTCCGCCGGGGTTTGCGTCATGTGCCGCCTGTGGCGGCAGTCTGCTGTCCCCCTGCTTCGCGGAATACGTCGAAACGAGCGGGATGCGAAGATCCAGCACGCCGCTTTCGCTGATCGCGTGCGAGAGCGTCAGGTCGTCTACTACGCTCATGTCGTGCAATGCAAGGTAAATGACCGTCTGCGGCAGAATGCCGAGCGTCATGCCCTCCTTGGCCGCTTTCAGCGTGTTTGCGTCCTCCGCAATATTGCCGAAACACTCAAATCTCCACGAATACTTCAAATTCAGGCCGTCCATGATGCTCTGCATCATCCGTTCGTAGCAGCGGTAAATCTGCTCGGCAAATTTGCTTTCGATCTGAAGGCTGATGTTCGCAACGCCCGCGCGTGGCTCGTCGCTCGTCGGGATCAGAGCCGAAAGTCCTGCCTTCGCCATCGTGTAGCCATAGCCCGCAGAAGAAATTTTCGTTGCGCTCGGCGCTTCTGCAAGTTGGTGCATTTTGATGTTTGCGACAGGTGCTGTAAACCACCCGATGCCGCTCGTGTTGCTGTCGGAAAGCATCTGATACCACAGGTATTCAAAAAGCCTTCGCCCCGCATCAGATAGCCGGTAATCGTCCTCAATGGCAGTCTGATCGTTTTTCTGCTTGTAGGGGATCTCACCCGTGAAGAGTGAGATCAGCGGGTTTTGCACCAGCTCCAACTGGATCTGTTCGTACTGTGCAATTTGCAGCAGCGATAAAAACAGCCCCGTCAGCGGAGAAACTGCTGTCGTATTGGCGTCATCGATCTCGAAGGTGAAAATCTTGTCCACGGGCAGCGTCACCCAGTAGAACCATTTTCCGTTCTGGTAGTAGACCTCCGGCTCTCCCGCAAGCCCCTGCGGGTTATCCTGCACGATCTGCCGGAATCTCCCCATGTCCACGGTGCCCTTCTCCGCGTAGACATATTTTTTCCCAACGCCCTTCGGCGCTCTGTCCGTCACCATCGAGAAGGTGTCAAGATACGGCTCAAAGAGGTCGCCAAACTGCTCTGGGAAGCACCCCGGCCGCAGGAAGTAGAAGAGGTTGAAGGCGACCGTGTACTTGCTCACGCTGTTGAATCCGACGATCTTCGTCCAGTCGGACGGAAGCTGCTGCATAAAAGCGTAATCCACCTTGTTGTGCGGTTTGTCCACGCTGATGCGCGGATAGTAGAATACCTTTCCCTCCTGCACCGCCTGACCGGCAAGCTTGTGCGCCGTGGTTTTCGGGTCCAGCTTGCGCCGCAGCTTTTCCAGCAGTTTCCATTCCCTCCAGAAGTCGTCGTTTTTCGCAGCGTCCTTGTCGGTGAATTCCGGCACGATGTAACTGTGATACGTCAGCAGATCCTGATACATCTTCCGCGTGTGGAAGAGCGGATACGCCGTGTATTCCAGCGCGTGCTCCACCTGCCGCAGCCCCCGCTCGTTGGCAAGCGGGCTTGTCAGCATTTCTGCCACTTTGTTCTTCGAAAACTCGTTCGGCAGCGAAGAGATCGCCTGCACGCGGCGGTTCTGGATGTAAGGGTCGTTTCGGTAATACTGTGCGCCCGTCGTGCGAGAAAATGCGCTCATCAGGCTGTTCATCGGCATTCCGCCATACTGTTCCGAAAGCTTTTTGAAGCGTCCGAAAATGTCGGAATATGACGAATACTGCACGTCCTGCAATTCAGTTGTCAGATTCAGTTTTTCCTCCATTTTCCGTCCCCTCGTTCAGTTTTTCCTGTTCCTCCCGCAGCGCATCCTCCAGGTTGTCGATCAGCTCGTTCATGCGCTCCTTCGACTTTTCCTGTGCCTTCGCCGCCGCTTCCGCCAGCAGCACAAGGATGGAATCCTTCAGCCACGCCCTGTCGCGCTCGGTAAGGTGTTCGGTGTCCGCGCCCTTGATCTCTGCGCATGGCAGGTTTTTCGGTTTTGTCCGGCGGTAGATCAGGATATATTCCGCCGTAATGCGGGAAAAGCGCTCGTCCGCCGCCCGCCTCACAGTTTCCGCGCTCACCGGCGCTGCAAACAGCCTGTAATTTACCGCCATGTCAGTAGACCCTTCCTCCGCGTCTTTCGGTCACGGTGCGCCCCACTGCCTTTCCGGGAGCCCCCATGGCCGCCATGCCGCCGTTCTCGAATTTTTTCAGGGCTTCTGCCCAGTCGCTCTTTTTCCGGCTGCTGATCTCATTGAGCAATTCCTCTCGCTCAATGATCTGCGCAAGCCGCAGCGCATATTTGAGCGCTGACCAGCTGTCGCGCTGGATTGCCTTGGAAATGCGCTTTTCGCTCATTCCTGCGCCGCTCGGCACCAGCTTCAGGTTTTGGATTTGCCCGCTCAGCTCGCGGCACTTCTGATACGGCAGTGCAATCTGGTAGTCGCGGTCATCATCTTTGATGCGGTGCGCCCGCTTATACGCTTCCACGCCCTCGTTGGCATTCAGCGTCAGCAGTTCTACGTTGTGGTGTTCAAATTCCGTCTGTGCGTATTTCAGCATCTCAAAGTCCGGGTCGGTCACGCCCGTGCCGCCCGCCTTGATAGGGTAGATCACCGGGATAGCGTCCGGCAGCTCTGCCGAGACGTAGGCTGCGTGTTTGCGGATGCACAGCGGCGGCAAGCCGTCTCCAAGGTCGGTCATCAAGTCTTCCAGCACGCCGCGTCCATACTGCCATGAGTCAATGGCGATATAAGTCTGGCTGCCATCATAGCAGAAGCGATGCCAAATTCCTTTCAGACGCCGCGCCTGCGCTTTGCTCTGGTCGGGCGGCGGCCAGTCGTCAATGTAAGCGAGCTGTTTCAAAAATCGGTCGCGCTTGAGGTATTCCTTTTGCCTCGTCAGTTTCAGCACCACGCAGGCGCATTTCGCGTTTTTTGAGCTGTCTTCGTAGGATACGTCGTATCCGATGACGTAGATCACATCCTCCGGGTCGCACATCGGGCGTGCCGCCTTGCAGCAGTGTTCCGTTTCCATCAGGTTCAAGCGCTGGCTGTCTGTCAGCACCTCGTCCGACAGCACTGGGAATTCATCCGCTCCCGTGTAGCGTGATTCCATCTCTCGCATCCACTTTTCTACCGTCAGCTCGTCCTTGAGGCCCATCGCCCACTCATAGGGGCGCATCTGCATCAATACGATACTTTCCCATGAAATATCCATGGCAAAGGCGCTTTCGCCCTCCGCCATTTTTTTCATCACCTTGCAGCGTGTCTGGAAAGCGTGGTTCTGCTTTCGCCCAGCGCTGGTAATGGCGTGCTTTTTATAGCCCACGAAATTGCGGTCCGGCTCTCCCTTGACGTTGTGCCACAGTCGCACTGCCGGAAGCACCACAGTCGAATACTCTCCATAATCGAACGCAGGCGCTTCCTCCTGCGCGTATTCTTCCGCCGTCACGTCATGAAGGTTGTCGCCGCGCATTGCCGAGATGTAAAATGCGCTTCCGCAGTCGGTCTCGATCTTGAAGTCGTCCTTACTTTCCGCCGTCACGCGCCAATGCCTTGCCAGCATCGGATAGTCGTGCTCGATCTGCCGGAAGGTCTTGCTGCCGATGGCCGCAAGCTGCCGATACGACGGACCGTAATACGCACTCTGCGTTCCCGGCCAAACAAGATCGCTGACCATCGCGTATTTCATCTTCGTGCTGGTCTTCGTCAGGCTTCGTGTGCCGGTGATCGAAACCTCTCGCTTGCGCGCATATTCGCGCATCATCACGCGCTGCAATATCTCTTCGTTCGCAAAATCCGCTTCCTCGCTGCGCGCAATATCCAGCAATTTATCCGGATACCATCGAAAGACCCAGACCACAAATGCCCAGAAACTATCCTCGTAATCGCCGTAGTCGCGGTTTTCCGTTGGTTTTTTTGCGATCCAGCCGACATCTGCCGACCAGACTTTCCCCGTTCTTCTTGCCATAGCGTCACCGCTTTTTCTTTTTCGGCGGCGGCATTTTTACAAGTCCGAGCTTGGCGTATGCTTCTCTTTCCCGTTCGTTCGGCTCTTCGGCAAACTCGCCGAGGTCGTCGTGCAGCCTCATGTTGTCTGGCAGCGTTACCAGCTCCGGCATCCCGTCGTTTTGCCGCATCCGGTTTTCGTTGATGAGGATCATCTGCTCCGCCGCGTCCATCGTGTACGGGTACTTGCACGTCCTGCCGAAGAAGATTTTGAAGGCCTCGTCGGGGCTGCACGGTTTCCCGTTCTTCAGCAGCCCTTTGCGCTCCAGCGCTTCCGTCAGGCTGTCAATGCGCAGGTCGTCAATGGGCTTTGCATCCTTCTTTCTCAGTCCCTCGCTCGACAGGTTGTCCTGAATCATCCTGTTCAGCTTGGCCGCTTTGTCGAACTGTCCGATGGAGCGCATATTGTCCCGGTCGAGCGTCATCTTGGCGCAGTCGCGCAGGATAAATTCCTGCTTCACGCTCACGCCACCCGCCGCCATCAGGTCGCTGGCCAGCGCGTCATAGATTCGGTCAAGCTCGTTGTAATCCTCGGCGGTATAAGGATTTTTTGTGCTGTTCTCTCCCCAGTCCTTGCGCTGCTTCGCCGTTCCAATCTTTCGGTTGCGCGCGCTTTTCTCGTTGCCCACGGCCTTGGTGAACTCTCCCACGTCCAGCCGCTCGCCAAAAATCTCCATGATGTCCGTCAGCCCATCGAGAAAGCCCAGCGTCTCGCCGCGCTTTTTATCAAGCCCCTTTGTTCGCAGATTGTCGCAGTAGTCCACCCACTTCTCCGCACTGCCCACCTCTTTGGGGACCGCCAGCATATCGAATGGAACGTCAAAGCGGATGCAGCAATAAAAAAGGGCAAGGCTGTCGCTGGTTTCGCGCGCAATTGCGGTATATTGCTTCTGCTGCTCGTCCAGCGTCAGTGTTTCAACCGTCTGCTCTTCCATAGCGACCTCCTTGCTCGAAAAAATAAGATGGGAGACGTTGAGGTTTATACCTCCACATCTCCCATGATTTCACATCTCAGGAAAAGTGCGCCCCATATATGGGGATTTTTTGAAAATTATTTTTTGTCTTCCACGCCGAGGATGTAATCCACGGAAACGTCGTAAAAGTCCGCAAGCAGGATGAGAGCACTTGCTCTCGGCTCTACCTCTCCGTTTTCGTAGCGCTTCATCATGTTTTTACTCAGCCCGCAAAGCTCCGAAGCAACGCGGCGCTTCATTTTTTTCTGCTCGCGCAGTCTCCGCAGCCGAACGGCGTATTCCGGCATCTGATCCATTGCGCTTTCCTCCCGAAACACTTTTCATACTCCGCCTTTAGGCGCTTCATATCAGGTTCTTTGCCTCGTTCAGCGCCGCCAGATAGCCGTCCCAATATCGCAGGTCTGCATACCGGTCGCAAATCGTCGGGTCATTTTTCTGTATCTGCGCATAGCGGATCGCCCTTTGCAGCCGCTCGAGCGCCGCCGTGCGGAATTGGTCCTGCTGCTTTTGGATTTCCTCTCGTTTCGCCTTGCCGATCACCTCCGGCATCAGCCGGGCCTTTTCGTATTCGCTCATAGGCATCGTTCTGCCGCCTCCCGTCTCTTGTAATTTCTCAGTGCCCTTTCGCTGCACCCCAGCGCTCTGCACATTTCTGCATTTGTGAGCTTCAGCGTCAGCAGCTCGCGCAATGTCTGTGAATCGTATCGGCTCGGACGCCCTGCCGTCTTTCTCTCCGATCTCCTTCTGCCCATGCAGTCCACGCAATGAGCATACGGGCAATGGTTCACGCAGTAGTCGATCTGCTCCTGCGTGCTGTGCGTTTCAATAGGCCGCGCCTCCACTGCCTTCGCATCTTCGCTCTCCCACGGAGCGACGGCGTGGATGATTAGCGTGTGCACTTCATAGCTCCCCACCATGCGTCTGCACCTCCTTCTGTCAGAAAACCTCCTGCACGGTGATCCCTCTGTTCTCCTGCATCAGTTTTACCTTGATGCGATAATCCTTGTTTTTCCTCGTCCTCTCGCTCTTCACGTCTTCCACAACAAAGTGCCACGCCCCGTCTTTCGCTCGCGCTTCGTAGGAAAAGTCGGCTATGTATACCACCTTCCTGCTCAGGTCTCCTTCCGGCGTGACAAAGCTTTCTTTCAGCGTGAATTGCGGCTGGATCTTCAACTCGCGGATTTCGCCCGCTCTGAGCAGCAGCATCAGCTCGTCATAACGGCTCGCCTCCCGTGCGCTGTCAAATGTCCGCACATCGCCGTTGGGCATGATCCGCTCTGTCGGGCGGTTATGAAATTTGCGTTCTTTCTTTTTTTTCGGCTTTTCTTTCGCCTCCCGCACGCTCTGCACCAGCTCCACCGCGGCGCGGGCGGCGCGGTTCACGTTCTGCCGCTTGATCTCGGCATTGATTTGCTCGCGGTACTTTTCAGGAAGATCGCTCACGCTGTCAAATCGGCATCCGCCCATGCCTTACACCCCTCCGTCAAGAATTTCTTTCATGCGCCGCATTTTCTCATTTGCGGTCTTGCGCCGGATGCTCTCGCCCTTAAATGCAACCGGGATGCACAGCTCAAGAATGCGGTCGTAAATCCGCTGATAATCCATGCTTTTCGGCTTGCACAGCTCTTCAAGCGTCAGGTTGGTAGTCACGATCAGCGGCTTTTTCGCCTTGTATCGCTCATCGATCACCATGTAGACCGTCTCCATCGCGTATTCGGTACTCCGCTCCACATCAAGGTCGTCGATTACGACCAGCGGGTAATAGTGCATCTGGTCAATGATCTCCTGCTTATCCCATCCCGCGTTCAGGATGCGTGGAAAGCTCGTCACCATCGCCGGCGTTCCGCAGCCGATCAGGTAATTGGCAACACAAGCCGCAGCGTAGGTTTTTCCGGTTCCCGTGTTGCCCCACAAGAGAAGCCCGCTGTTCTGCTCCTGCATCTCCTTCCAGTGTTCGGCGTAGCGTTTGCATTTCAAAATCCCATCCGTCATCTCGGCGGAATCGAAGCGGCACGATGAAAGTCCCCTGTCGCGGATGCAATCTGTTCGCATAGCTTCAATGCGCAGCCGCTTTTCCTCTCGCTCACGCTCTTCCTTTCCGCGCAGATACGCCTCGTTCGTGCAGTCGCAGCAGCACCCGACGACCTCCGGTTTCTTCGTATCTCCACGGAGCGGCACGCGGCACTGCTTCGGCTTTCCGCACTTTCCACAGTGAAGAAGACCGTCTCGCATGAAATCTCCCTCTTCCGGAACGGCCAGCGCCGCCGATCGACGCGCCAGCGTAGTGAAAATATCGTCCAGCATCACAAACTCCCGCTCATATCTCCGTAGTCGTAGGTGAACCCGCCGCCATCAGGGCTGTTGTTTCCGCCGGCTCTGTCCGCATAGTTTCCGTCTAAAACCTTCGCCATGTTCGCGTCCCTGATGAGCCAGTCGAAATTCGCCATGAAATTCCGTTTGTTGCCCCCGTTGAGAAATGAACTCTGCGCCGCCAGCGTGAAAAGGCGTTCAAAATCTTCCAGCTTGTAGCCGCTTCTAAATCGCGCCTTGATTGCCTTCTTTCGCGCCTCGCTCATAACGGTGCACTTCGCCATTTTCGGGCAAAGATCGTTATACAGCTTCTGGACCTTTGCGTAAGGGATATGCTCGTTTTCTTCCTGCTGGGGCGTTGCCGCCGCTTCGGGGGCAACAAGTTCTTCTGAACGTAGTGAAGAAGAACTATCTTCTATATCTATCTCTTTCTCTAATCTCTTATCTCTTATCTCTATCTCTGTGTGGACATTCGTGTGGACAATGTCCACACCTAATTCTGGTCGGTTATTCTTCCGTTGCAATTTCTTCTGCTTTGCGTAGTCGCTTTCGCTACCAACCAGTGAATGGTAATCTGCCAGAGACAACACGCCATCTACGTCCTCGTAAATCAGGCCAAACGCCTTAAACAGGTCCAACGCCACGCGAATGGTGTCTACGGAAAACCATTTCATATCCCGCTGAATTTTCGGTATGTCGTATGGAATGATAATTTCACCAATTTTTCGGGAAAGACGCCCTTCAGTGTTGATGGTTTTTAAGCAAAGCATTTGGTACAAGACAACGTAGTTCGCTCCGTCCGGCTGGGACATAAAATAGTCAATTGTATCACTGGTCATGAAATTCTCACGTAGTTTCATCCAGTAGTAGCGTTTTCCTGTCGCCATGGCCTACTCCTTGTCAGGATCACATACGATCCGGCACATATTGGTTAGCTCATCGCGGTCGCAATCTTCTCCGTCACATTGCACAAATGGGCACACATCGCACATTTTTTCGTATTTTGCACACTCGCACCACCGAATGAGCCGTGCAAACTCATCCTTCGTACAAATGATCTTCATATTCGTTCCTCCCTTAAATCTGCGGCATATAGTCATACGCTTCATCTTCCGCCGCCTGCTCCCACGGCAGCGTTCCGCCGTCTTCCGCCGGCGCGGGGTGTTCCTCTGCATAAAATTCATCTTTGCGAGGGGCGGATTCGGTGGATGGGCGCGGTGCGGACAGAATGTCCAGCACCGCCGCCAAAAGGCTTTGAGATGAGATCGTGTCGGCGCGAAGCTCAGACCAAATCTTTTCCTCACCGTCGCGCGTTCGGTATTTCCTCTGCGACCAAACGCCGTCAATGCTCACCACGTCGCCCTTCTCCAGCGCGCAGGCAACTCTGGTGGTTTCATCGTTTCCGACTGCAAGAATATTCATGAATTCGCCGCGTGAATAGCACACGCCAAACTGTACCTTCGGCTCTCCCTTGGCGGTCTCTCCGACCTTGACTTCACGCGAGAGTTTCCCCCAAAGGTGCATCGGACGTGAACCGTCCGATGCAGCCTTTCCAACCATGATCCCCATTTTGCGCGCCCTCCTTAGTCGTCAAAGAAGCTCTGCGCGTAATCGACCGTATTCGCGTCTGAGACGCGCTGTGCGGCGTTTTCCTTTCTGGAGGGTAATTTCACGTCCGAAGCGGCAGGAGCGCTCACAGCCCCCTCTGCGGCTTCCTGCGCGGTGCTCTCGGTATCTGCCGCAGCCTCAACGACCTCCCCAGTCGTCGGGATCACGCGCTCGGGCATCTGGAAGTCGGGGATCACGCCCTCGTCCTCAGCTCTGGATTCCTCCATAAGCTGAGTTTTTACCTCCGGGGAAAGTGGTGCATAGCCGCTGTTGAGCAGCTGACGAAGGATCGTCTTGCGGCACATACGATCCTGTCCGCCGTTGGGGTCGTACCAAGGGGAACCGTTCAGCAGTTTCTCCACGTCCCTCGGGTTCATTTCCCCGCTCTGCATGGCCTTGAACTTCTCATAGCTGAATGCCTTGGAATATCGGTCCGCGTGACGCAAAAGCCTGTCCATGGGCCAATATTCATAGCGGAACATGGAATTTTTTAATTCGAAATACCCATAGTAGCCGATAACGGGCTTGCTCTGCCGCTCTTCATCGCTTTCATACTTGGCGAGGTTCACAATGGGCTTGCCCGTCCGGCGATCCCTTCCTTCGATCTCTCCCTCACGGACTTCCACGCAGTCGATGTCTGCATAAAATCCCGTGGACATTGCAAGTTGAATGTAGCCCTTGTACGAAAGTAGGTAGGTAGCGGTGGTCCCATAGGGCACAACATAGTAGCCGTTTTCAAAAATCAGTCCCATTCCCTCGCCCCGGAGAGCCGCCGCCACAATGGTGCTAGGTTCGCAGTTCTTCAGCTGATCGCTGGCGCTTACAGCGGAAATCAGCGTCGATGTAATCCGCGCAACCGCTCTTTCGTCGCGGAGTGATTTCAACATCATGTTCTGCATCGCCGCCGACGTAATAGCGGCTGAAAACGTCTGCTTTTGAGCTATCTGCGGGGCAAAACTATTGTTAACTTTCATTGTCAATTCCCTTTCTTTTGCTTGGTGTTGTTACTGTTTTTTCATCAGTCCAGCCTTTTCGCTTCCTCGAATAAAGAAGGTCGGCAGAGACACCCAGTTTTTCGGCCCAAACGGAAACAGGGTAAGTCTCCCCGCCAAAGGATATTAGGCGATTACTCGTTCGGTTTTCGGATTGCCGTTTTGCCGTTTCCCACCGGCAATTCTCCGGACAGTAGTTGCCGTTCACATCAATACGGTCTATGGTCAAATCGTCCCGGTAGCCATTGGCAAGCGCCCAATCCCGGAACGCTTCAAACCCGCTCCGCCATTCTTCGCAGACCGTAATCCCTCGCCCTCCGTAATGCGGATAGCATAAAACCCGCTCATTGAAGCACCTTGCCTTCATGCTCTTCCAAGTGCGATATAGACGCGATTCGCTCATCCCATGCTTTCTGTGCGAATCGCCCGAGGCGGCGGGAATCAAGCACCCGCACGACTTCGTATCTCCGCTTCGCAAAGCATTTGTTTTGACAAGAGTCTCGTTTCCACAATCGCATTTGCACTTCCATAGAGTTTTTCGGTTCGGCGCGTGTCCTGCAAATTCAATGACCGTAAGTTTCCCAAAGCGCTGCCCGGTCAAATCCAATAAACGACCCATGTTGACTTAATCCGCGCGTCCAAACTGGATGCCATTTTCCTTCATGTACTGCTTCAAGCCGTTCAGTTGCTCCGCTGTGCCGTGAACGCGGAAGACCAGCTCGAACATCTGCGGCTGCTCCGCCGCGTGCTCCGGGCGTTCATCCTCGCGCGGTTTCTCCGTCTCGGGCGGCTCTGCTATCTTCGGCGTGGGCGCTTCCGTTGCCCGTGCGGCGGCCAGCTTATTCGCCACGTCCTGCTCCTGCTCGCGGCGCATACGCTTGCGCGTTTCCTCAATTTCCTTAATCCTCAGCAGGTTTTCGTTTCGTTTCAGGCACGCCGCCAGATCGTGCGTCCGGCGGAACTCGTCCAGCAGCGTGGTCTCGAACTCACTGTGCAGCGCACGCAGGCTCTCCACGGCGTTCGAGCACTTGGCGATTTCGCAGATAATGTCCTTGCGCGCCTGTTCCTCGGAATAGGTGGCATTCATCCAGCGCGGGTTATAGATGGCGTCGAACGTCAGGAAATCGTTCATCTCTCCGATGCTCTGGTTGAAAAACGCGCGCAGCCGTTCGCTCTTCTCCGCCTTCTTCGCCTCGTCAAAGGCTTTGATCTGCCCGTCGAGGTTTGCGGCGCTCTCGTCGCACAGCGCGGTCAGGGCTTTGCACTTTTCTTCAAACGGCTTATAGCTCTGCATCGCTGCTTCTTTTGCCATCTTGCGGCACTCATCGATGCGGGCAGCCACCTTGCGGATCGTCGCGCGGTAGCTTTTAGCAGACGCGATCCCGTCCTCAGTGACGACCATCGTGCGGTACGGCGCAAGATTCTCGTCCAGCCATGCCTTGCACTCCTCAAAATTTGCCTGAATATCAAAATTGCGCAGCGGCGTCAAATCAGTCGAAATGCTGAATTCCATTGCTCCACTCATGCTTTTTCCTCCTCGGTGTCATACTGCGTGATCTCGCGCAGGAGCGGCAGGATATGCGGCGCGACGTTGCTCTCCGGAACATCGGTGTCCAGCACAATGGCGCGGTTGTCTCCGCCCTTCGTCGGCGCGATCACTTTGTCGCCCGCCTTTAGCGGCAGATCGGTGCGGTAGGTATAGGCCATGCCTGCGTAGCCGCTGAGCTGCGGCTTGTAGTATCGGACCGTCACATACATCATCTCTCACCGCCCTTTCTCGGCACGCGCGTCACCCTGACCGCAAACGAAATGTCCGGTTCCTGCGCTTCCGGTTCTTTCTTTTCTTTCCTGCGCTCAGTTTCCGAGCGCAGCCAGCGAGCGAAGTTTACAGCCCTGCGAATGTCAGGGTCTTCCTTCAGCTCCTCGATTGCCTTCTCCATTCGCAGGATCGTATCTGCGATAGAAAGCGTGCCGCACTCGGCAAATACGATGGTGCTTGCGTCTCCGTGCTCGCAACCTTCATTCATCGACAGCAGCGCGCACTTGCAGACCATCTTGCTGATTTCCTCCTGTTTTTCGAGATCCCTTACCGTGATTTCCAATGCCATTTTTTGTTCTCCTTTTCGGTTTTTATCGTTCAGAGCCAACGCTCAGAGCGTCAGAATTTGCGACGGCATCGTTCCGTTTTCCACGTGCCGCCAGAAAGCCTCTGCGCGAGGAAGGAAAAATTGAATATCTGATTCGCAATCGCTTCTCTCGAATTTGTAGGCGCGTAAGCTTGCATCACCATCAGCGTTCAGCAGGAGTGCCCAAACCACCGCAAATTCAAACTCACCGCAAAACATTTGCTCGAGTATCTGCGCATAATATGTTTTTGGAATTTGTCTGTCCCACTTCTCCCAGTCATTTCTTCCGAGGCACGTCGCGGTCTTGCTCTCGTAAATACCCTTTCGCCCACTCGCCAGTTCGATCAGCTCCCCATCTGGGGTACAGGACAAAAAACTGTATCTTCCGGCCGGTCGCAAAATGGTAAAAGGCTCAAACGTCAATTCGTATTCCGGGTGCATAAGCCGGAACATCTCCCGCAGAGGCTCTTCTGCGGCGTTGCCGAATTGAACGCGCGGATTATCGCTTATGTCTTTCGGCGTAACGGCTCCTAACTTTTCTTTCCAGAGCTGGATTGGCGTCTTGAAGCCGGACACCCCCAAGACCGAACCAATATCGCTTGCTCCCAGCCCGTGAGATCGACCAATTAACCATTCCTTACGATTTGGGTACGTTGTTCTCGTTATCAACTCTTGATTCACCTCCTTTTTAGGAGTAGCCCAGCACTCCCTGCCACTTTCCCTGTTTCTCAAGCACGTCTCTCGCGTATTCGCTCGCGCCGCCGTGGCCGGTGTTGTAAGCTGTAAGCGCATCTGTCAGGTTGCCGCATCCGTAAACGCCCAGCAGATGTGTCAGCACTGCGCAGCCTGTGCGGAAATTTCCCGCCGGGTCCATCAGGTCGGTTACACCGATGCTTTCCGCCGTCTTCGACCACCAGCGCGGCTGGATCTGGCAATAGCCATAGCTCTTCCCGCCGTCTCCGATCTCATTTTTGAAGTGAGTCTCCCGTTCGATCAGCGCGAGCATCAACGGATAGTCCACCGAAAATTCCTCGCAAGCTCCATAAAGCGCTTCCTGTTCCTCGTAGCTCAGAGGAACGTCCTCGCTGAAAGGGAAAGGGATGTATGCGTACTCTTCCGCCACCGCGCCATCCGAGAAAACAATCGCGTCATCGATCATCAGAACCGGCTGCGTACCCTCAGCGGGGAGTGTCGGGCATTCCGCGCTTTCCGTTTCGACAGCGGTCTCGGTCATCCTGATGTTGTGAAGCAGCTCTCCCACAACCCAGACCGCAATCAGAATGTTGACCAGCAGCATTAGAAATGCCAGATACGGGAGGAGAAATGTCACCACATCCTCCGCCTGCTGGATACGGCGCCGTCTGCGAATCTTTTTCCGCCGCTCACGGCGTTCCACCTTTGCGATACGTGCTTGGCGCTCCTTCGAGCTTTCGTTCGTTTCGAAATTCATTTCGCGCTCTCCTTCTTCGTAAAAATAAAAGAGGGGCTGAGTCCCGAGATTTCCCCGGTTGCTCAGCCCCTCTTGGCTCTTCTGGCCGCCCGCTTGCGGTCAGGTGCGTTATTTGCTTTTCTGTTCGCCGAAGCGAAAGACCTTCTTGGCATCCACGCCAACGATCTTCACGCCGAACGCTGTCCGCGTGATCTGCACATCCAACCCTGCCGCAAGGCAAGCGTCGATGGCCTGCGCCTCTTTCGTGCCTATGTAAGTCTTATCTGCCATGATTCCTCCTTGTTCCCATGTACTCACGCATGAGCGGACTTCGCAACTTTCCATCGACCGAAACAGTCGGAGCGAAATTTCACCCTTCTACACTTCTTTCCGAGATCCAATCGTCAAGCAGCCGTTTGAAAATCTGATACACCGGCGAGCTTCCTGCCTCGATGCAGATGCCAAACGGATAAACTCCTTGCTGAATCCCACGCCGCAGCGTATCTGGGGAAATGCTCATTCCGCGTTCGCGCAGGTAGCTCGCTGCTGCGTCCGTGGATAGCGTAATGATCTTTTCCATAATCTCCTCCCTACTTCGTTTTCAGTGCGGAGCGTCGATTTCACTTATCGTTTGCTCAGGAATGCGTTGATAAAATACTGCTGCCCCTTGCCCGTCACCTTGGGCGTCTTGTTCACGCTGATGTGTCCGTCGGAATGAGAAACGCTGGTCTCCTTCACCTCAAACAAACCCATCTCCATGCTCCGCTGCGTTGGCATATTGTAATCGCTGCCTTTCCGTCGAACCAGATAGCCGTTCTTCCGCATCCAGTCAAACAGGCGATTGCCACCAATGTCCACGCCGTTCTGTTTCAAAATCTTCGCAAGGTCGAAAATCAGAATGGACGTGTGGGACGCAGCCACGCTGTCCGCAAACAAGACCTTGGGCTTGTCCGCCTCCGCTTGCGCCGCCAAATGGCGGTTCTTATTTTGTTCTTCTTTCAGTGCGGTCAGAAGCCGGATGCCGAACTCAGGGGATGCAATCATCTTGTCCAGTGTGTCCGGGGTCATATAAGCACCATGTTTTTCAATAGTGGGAAGAACCTCCGCTGTTACCCAATGCTTAAACTTCTTCGCATTCGGAAGTTTGCTGGAAAGGATAAGGGAATACACACCAGAGCGGTTAATCAGCGTTGCATCACGCTTTTGACCCGCACTGTCAATTTGGCAGACCAGCTTATCATCTTCATCGATATGCTTTTTCAATGCGCCAAAAGCATCACTGTAGCCAAGTGCTGCCGCTACATCCTTGCCTACGAACCAGGGTTCCCCATCAATTTCCATGGCCCTAATCTCCCCAAACTCCGGGTTATTGAAAATCTGCAATTCGTTCATTCGCATTTCTCCTTTTCGTTTTCATCCTTTGAACTCGGCCAAATTTGACCAGGTTCAAATATCAGCCTACGCTTCTGGTTGCTGACAATTTTACCTCTAACTTCCGTCATAGCCTTTCGGTCAAAAATGACCGAAAGGTTTCGCACAAAAATGTGCGAAAGGAGCTTTCCCAAAATTGAGAAGGTTGGGCTTTTTGTCACGCTTCGTCAGAATCCTCCGGGGTGTCCTTCCCGCAGGTCTCCATAATGCACCGCTCCAGCACAGGAAGGGGGACATGGTACATTGCGGCCAAAGTCGGTCTGATTTTCTTTGCTGGCGCCCACTTACCGCTTTCCCAACAACTAATTGTTGACTGATCGCGCTTCAATGCCCTCGCAACGATCTCTTGCGACAAAGGAACCCTGCATCTCAAATCTTTTAGTGTCAATCTATCACGCTCCTTTGCGCACTACTTCACAAATATGAGATTTAGTTCTTGACAACCTCATAAAGCGGCGTTACAATAAAACCGCCAAGCAATATCGAAAACAACCGCTCTACGAGGGGTCGATTTGTCGTTCCTACCCGGAACAACTTCATAATACCTCATAATTCTTAGGTTGTCAATCGAATTATCTCATAATTACGAGTTTTGGCGCAATAGACATTTATTGAGGGAGCGTTTTATGTTTTTTGACCAATATAAGGCATTATGCGAAAGAGACGGCAAGACGCCAAACGGTGTAGCGAAAGAACTTGGAATTGCATCCTCCTCCGTTACGCAGTGGAAACACGGGTCCGTTCCGCGGCCTGACAAACTGCGAAAAATCTGTGAGTATTTCGGCGTAACGTCTGAGTATCTTCTCGGATTTACTGTTGAGGCGCAGATTGATGTGACCGAATACCGCTTACGGTGTCTCCGTAAGGAATTGGGGAAGTCTGTAGGTGCTGCCAGGAATGAAATTGAGGCGAACATTGAAATCCTTGAAGAATCCCTGAGCGATCTAAAATTTTCTCAGGTAATTGTCAGTAAAGGGAATTTCACCGTGCTCTCTCCGAAGGGCGAAAAAAAAGAGCCTGCCGCCCGGGAGGGCAGCAAACTCGATGTGCTGGATCTCAGCGACTTGACGCCTGAGAATCGCGCAAAGGTGCGAGATTATTTTGATCTCGTCGCACGTTCTCAAGATAAGTAAGCGCTTTTATTTTGTTTTCCGGTGTCATGCGCTCGAACAGCTCATACACCTCTTTTTGCAGGCCGTCTATCGCATCCATTCTGTTTGCCATTCTCCTTCTCTCATTCTATGTTCCTCCGATACCGGAGCCGCCGCACCAGCCACGAAAGCGGCGGCTCCGGTATAGCAGATTTATGTTCTAGCACTGATCTGCTATGGGTCTATCGTAGCAGATTTATTCTCGAACGTCTACGAGACAACCTTCCTATCCGCGTGTCATCATCTTCCTATGCGACACGGTTCGACTTTATTCGCTGAGTGAAAATGACGATATGCGAAAAAAGCGCAGCAAGCAGTAGAAAGGAGCCGAAACAATGCCGGAATGCTTAGAAGAAACTGTATCTGATGAAAGCTTGGCTCTGAAAGAAAGATTGAGAGCCAAAAGAGACTTGCTCGGCCTTTCGAATCAGGCAATAGCGGATGCCGCCGGTCTTTCCGTTCATACGGTCAACAATTACTTTTCCAACCGCTCCAAGGCGACCAGCGCTTATGTCGTTATCCGCATTGCAAAAGCGCTGAATTGCTCGATCGATAACGTTTGTGGAATAGAATCTGACGATAATTCGTCCGATTCGTCAGAGGAAGTGGAATCCATCAACGCTCAGCATCAGGACGAGATCATTTCCATGCAGGAACGCCAGATTAGCGAGCTGCGAAAGGATAAGAGAGCTGGAAGGTTTGCAATTTATCTTTCTGTTATCCTATCCGTGATCGTCCTCATTTACTTCTTTCATTTTGATGTGCCAAATCCCAACTGGGGCTTTACCAGACTCATGCGGGACTTCTTTTTAAGTTTTGCTTTCTGACCCCATGTCAGTCACACTGTAGAGGGATGATAGTAATATGAAAAAATGCATAAAATGCGGCGCGGAACTGCCGGAAGAAGCGATTTTTTGCCACATTTGTGGGAAAAAGCAGGTGCAGGAAAAGCGGAAAGCGCTTAAACGCGCCAACGGCACTGGAACGGTCTACAAATTGCAAGGCAGGCGATCTCACCCGTGGGTCGCTGCAAAGAACAAAGTCGTGATTGGGTATTACGCAAAAAAGACCGATGCTCTGGGAGCGCTGGAGCATCTTTCCGGCAAAGATTTAACCGATCGATACAATATGACGTTTGCAGAGGTATTCGAATCGTGGAAAAAAGAGCACTATAAAAGCATCGGCGAGAAGAGCAAGGATTCTTACGACAATGCGTATAAAATTTTTGCAACGCTCCACGACAAGAAATTTCGTGACTTGCGCGTTGCTGATTTTCAGGAGGCTTTAGACCCCCACATGCGGAAAAGCCGGTCGTCTATCTCCAAGTACAAGATCCTGCTTACACAAATGTCGGAGTGGGCTGTGCGAGAAGAAATTTGCACCACTAACTTTGCCCAGTATATTAAATTGCCGGGAGAGGAAAAAAAGGATAAGGCAATATATACCGAGGATGACATAAAAAAGTTGGAAAAGGACGGAAGCGATACGGCCAAAATAATCCTTATGTATCTTGGCACGGGAATGCGCATCAGCGAGCTTTTCAAACTTCGGCTTGAGGATTACCACGGTGACAGGATTATAGGAGGCGTGAAAACCGAAGCTGGCAAGCGCCGTGTCATTCCGATCCGGCTGGAAGCGCGCCCGTGCTTCGAGCATTTTGCGTCCATCGCAAACGGGCCGCTCTTACTGTCGGGGTATAAGGGACAGCACAGCCCAGATAACTTCCGCAAAAGAGACTACTACCCTCTGCTCGAGCGTCTTGGTATCGAAAAGAAGACACCGCACGCTACGCGGCACACCTATACAACGCGAGCGGTCAAAGAGCATCTCGAGCCTGTTATTTTGCAAGAAGTCCTCGGTCACAAAGATTTTTCCACCACAGCCAACATTTACACTCACATCGACGGCGATACAGTAGTCGATGCAGTTACTAACTCGTTACTAACAAACAAAAAGTAACGCAAAATCAAAAAGCCCTGAAACCATTGAGGTTTCAGGGCTTTTTTGGAGCTGGTGGTGTGACTCGAACACATGACCTGCTGATTACGAAATAGAAGACTGCATATTTTTAACCGCTTTTGTTTGCTTTTCACCACTTTCTGCTGTGCTTTTTGCATTTATTGAAACGTTAATCAGCGTTAAGCGGTATGAATCATTTTAGGTTGCTAACAAATTGCTAACACGAAGAGTTTTGAAATGCTCATTCCGGCGGCTCGGCGCGCTTTCTGTTCGGAACAATTACAGCGCTTTTTCTGGCTGCATCCCGTTCCGCCATCACGCGCTCGAACTCGAGTTTCAGCGCTACAAAACATTCTGCGCAAACTCCGAGCGATGGTGCGCGCCGGATGTTGTCATCCAGTGCGGATAGCACGGCGCGATCCCTTTCTTTGCATTTATCCATCATCACTATCTCCTATCCTCGTGACGGCACACACCTTCGGTGTCCGGAACTGGACAATAGTCGGCACACACCGGGCAATCATCGTTGACGCAAATTTCATCCATACACCAACGGCAATCAGGCATTTTTATCAATCCTTTCTCTCAGCCGCCGAACCTTAAAGGCTCGCAGTTCCTCCACCGCGTCCTCGACCTTAAACTCGATTGCCATCTGGTCGAGCATGATCCCGACATCGGCGATCTCTTCGGCGATGTTAACGAGTGTGTCGCCGTCAATGCGTCCACGCAGGAATTTGCACAGCACGTCCTGCAACTCGGCCATTTCTTCAAAACCCATCGTGATTTGATTTTGACTGCCAAACACGCGCAGCGCTTCAAGAAATGTCTTTCTCTCTTCTTCAGTCATCGAATTTCTCCTGTTCAATTTTAATTATTCGCTCACCGCTATCTTTAATCATGGCGCGCCAGCGTTCTCTTGAGCCACGCCCACAGGTTTCGCCACGGATGGGCTTCTGCGTAGTTGGCGCGCTCTCGTGCATTCAAAAGGTCATCATGCAACGCTTGCGCGGTTCCCTGCCATTCGAAAAGTTCGTTCGTTTGCTGGTCTTTTTCAACCTGCATGGTAGCAATGCACGCATTCGCCCGCCCAAGCGCCGCCTCAGTGTCAGCAATCTTGTTTCGCAACGCATCCGCGTCCGCTTTCAGGTTTGCGATCTCGTTTGCCTTGTTGATGGCTTCGCCGTTCATCTGGTCGATCTGCTCGGTCAGGGCAGCGTTCTTGGCCTTCAACGTGCGGACCTGTAATTCCAGCTCGCTATTTCGACTTCGCAGCTCGTTCATGCACCCATTCATTTTTTCCGCTGCTTCCTGCGCGTCCTCCACCATCTTCGCCATCTGGTCTTTGGTGTATTTTTTGATGTTAATGCTCATTGGCTACTCCCTTCATTCTCATTTGTTCCGGCTTCTGCCGGTCTGATACGATGCTCACGACCTTGCAGTCGCCGTAAAATTGTTGCCTTGGATAGTCCGTCGCAATGAAGTCCTCGTGCGGATATTTTGGCAGCGTGCAGTAGATATAGCACTTAAACGGCGTGTTCAACTTTGGCCGCGTCTTGCGCACCTCAATCGTCTTTTCGCCGCTGACGATCTTTTCGCACCACTTTGGGCGGATGCTCAGCATAACAGCTTTACTCATCCTTCATCGCCTCCAATGCCGCTTCCGCCTCCTCGCGGGTTAGGAATGTCCCGATGTATTTGTGCATCCCCATTTTGCCAATAAGCTTTACCGCTTCGGTCACGGTGTTTATTTTGAGCGTTGCAATCACAGGGTTATCGGGATTCCCCACAAATAGCCGGTACACCGTATCGCCCACCTTGCACGGCAGCACCACCAGCCGCCCGTCTCTGTCGGCTTCTTGATATTTTTTGAGTTCCACAAGAGCGCTGTGCAATTTTGCCATTTCCAGACCGCTAAAGTGCTCATCTTTCATCGACTTGATCTCCTCCGGCGTCAGCCCCGTATCCTCGTAGGCTTTCAGCCTCTCCCAAACCTTCCGCTGGGAGCACGCGCCGTTATGCGGGCACGGAAGCTCCCAGCATTGGGCGATGTCGCAGAAGTTCCCATCAAATGTCAGTCGTTCCATCACTCCACCGCCTGCATCTTACTAATCACTTTTCGAATCACATCGCCGCCGTAAGCATTTTTCGTCAGCTCCAAAAACTCCGTCAGCGTCATCATACCGTTCTCGAGGTCGACGCCGTGGTCGCGGGCAAACTGCTTTCTCCCCATGTCACACGAGCCGGTCAAGCGGTGATGCCAGTCGTAAAAGTACTGCGTCGGATACGCTTTTTCGCGGTCTGTCTCGCGCAGGAACGCATCTATACGCTCGTCTTCCGGCATATCCTCGAAAAGCTTGTCTCGCAGCGCTTCCATTGCTCCGCGTAGCGTTTCGCCATGCGCAAAAAAACCGTCCTGCTTGACGATGTAGCACGGCGTGAGCGTCAAATCATTGTTCACGATTGCCCCGTGCGCAGTGTTACCGCGCACAGAGCGAATCAGCGTGTTTACGCCATCAATTCGATAGACCGGTTCTTCATTGAATCCTTTAATGCTGGAGCCGTCGCCGGAGCCGGAGCCGGAGCCGGAGCCGGAGCCGTAGCCGTAGCCGTAGCCGGAGCCGGAGCCGTAGCCGGAGCTGGAGCCGTCGCCGGAGCCGTCGCCGGAGCCGGAGCCGTAGCCGTAGCCGTAGCCGTA